CCGTTCGTTTGCTAATCGGTGACATTTCGCCAGTGGTGTCAAACCCACCCAGAAATGCTACCGTGCGGCGGGCATTCGGCGGGAGGTATTAAAGTTCCCCACCTCCTGTCGAGCGTTCACCTCCTTAAACACCTTTCGGGGTCGGCCTTTCGTCCAAACCGGGGCCGATCCCGCCTTTTCCGACCTCCCCGCACCCCAGCCGATCGGTGGATAACCTGCCGCGAGCCTCATCTGTCGGTGTATAAAGTCGGGACCACCTGTCACGACCACTGGGGCGATAAGAGGATGGAAATACTGTGCGAGGGCTGGGCTGTCGTGATGTCGAAGCCGATGGCCGAGTTCCTGGCGCAGGATGCCTTGCGGCGCCGCGGTCGGCGTGTCGTGCTGCCGGTCTACCGAAAGGTGCTCCGCGGCAAGCGCAAGAGCCGAGGGGCGATGGTGTTTCGCCCGCTGTTCCAATCGTACCTCTTTGTCGAGCTTCACCCGGGTCAGGCGTGGATCGATATCCTGCACACGCCGGGTGTCTATGATCTGGTGCGGCGCGCGGGCGAGCGGGATCTGCCGGCCATGCTAGCGCCTGATCTGGTCGCGGCGATCCGCGCCGAAAGCGAAGCCGGGATCTTCGATGATCCGCGTCCTGGCGCGATCAAGCTCCCGCTGGCGAAGCCTGGCGATAAGATGCGGGTGGCGGACGGGCCGTTCGCGAGTTTCCTCGCAGAATTGCAGGAGGTTGACGATCGCGGACGGGCGCGAACCTTGCTCGGTCTGTTCAAAAGACAGGTGCCCGCGGCGTTCCATCTTGCGTCTCTGGATGCGGTTTCCGCTTGACAATGCGGGAAACCTTGCGCAGCAGAATACAACATCTTGTGGACAAGGGCGATTTGCCCCGTCCTTGCGGACGCAATTGAGCAAAGCATTCCTGCACACAGCCGCCTGGCAACGTCTCCGCGCGCTCGCGCTTGAACGCGACCATTACCGCTGCGTGAAGTGCGGCATCGATGTCAGCCGTCCCGGCGCGTCTCGCGTCGACCACATCAAGCCGCGGGCGACGCACCCGGAGCTGACGAGGGACTTGTCCAACCTGCGCACGCTCTGCGCTCGGTGCGACAACCAGGCTCACCGGGAGAGATTCAGCACGAACAAGACCGGCGAACGGCAGGAACGGATCGTCATCACGGGTGTACGGCCAGACGGGACACCGTTGGACCCTGACCACCACTGGAACCGGCGATGAGGACGCGAGGCCGCCGATCAGCCGCCGAAACCGCCGCCGTCATCGTCACTGGCGCGTTCGGTAGACGGCCCGATCCGCCCGAGCACTTCACCGAGCGGCAAGCCGACATCTGGCGCGAGGTCGTCGCCAGCGAGGATGTCGCCTTCTTCAACAGTGGCGCCCTCCGCGGAATGCTCGCCGATTACTGTCGCCACCGTGAAGCCGCCGAGCGGATCAACGAGCACATCAACAAGCACACCTCCAGCTCCTCATGGCCACGAAACATCCAGGCGGTAAAGCGCTATCAGCTCCTGCTGCGAATGCGCGCCGAAGAGGTTCGCGGCGCGGCGACGCTGGCAACCAAGCTACGGCTGACAAATCAGTCCCGGTACGTGCCGCACGCGGCGGCCAGAGCCGCAGCAAAGGCACCAAAGGCCGCGGCGATGCCGTGGGAAGCGTAGAGACTCGGGCCGAACGAAACATCAAATGGATCCAGAAGTACTGCATCGTCCCCGAGGGGCAGTACGGCGGTCGACCGATCAAGCTGCAGGGCTGGCAGAAGGACGAACTGCGGCGGATCTACGACAACCCGTCGGGCACGCGGCGCGCGATCCTCAGTTTCGGGCGCAAGAACGGCAAGACTGCCCTGGCGAGCTGCCTGTTGCTGCTGCACCTCTGCGGTCCCGAGGCCCGGCCTAACTCGCAGCTCTACAGCACCGCTCAGTCGCGTCAGCAGGCCGCAATCCTGTTCGACTTGGCGGCGAAGATCGTCCGCCAGTCCCCGCCGCCCGATGGCGGCGTTGCGCTTAGCGAGGTCGTTTCGATCCACGAAACCCCCAAGCAACTGGTCTGCGCGAGCCTCGGAACCGTCTACCGCGCACTGTCGGCGGAAGCCGCGACCGCTTTCGGGTTAAGCCCGGTGTTCTCGGTCCACGACGAACTCGGCCAGGTGCGGGGACCGCGCAGCCAATTGTACGAAGCGCTCGAGACGGCGACCGCCGCGCAGATCGCCCCGCTGACGATCATCATCAGCACGCAGGCACCGCACGACGGCGATCTGCTCTCGGTACTGATCGATGACGCTGTGGCCGGCAACGACGATCGCGTTGTCGTCAGCCTCTACACCGCGCCGATCGACGACGACCCGTTCGAAGAGGACACAATCCGCAAGGCCAACCCGGCCTATGGCGCGTTCCAGAACACAGTGGAAGTGCTGGCGATGGCCGAGGATGCACGGCGGATGCCGAGCCGGGAAGCCGAGTATCGCAACTACGTGCTCAACCAGCGGGTCGAGGCCTCCGCGCCGTTCATCCCGTTGAGCGTCTGGGAGCGCTGCGGGGCCGACGCTCTGCCGATCGACGACGTGCCGGTCTACGGCGGCCTCGACCTCTCGGCGGTCAACGATCTGACCGCCCTGGTGCTGATCGGGCGCGTCGACGAGATTTGGCAAATCCACCCGACCTTCTGGTTGCCCGAGGAAGGACTGGCCGAGAAGAGCCGCAAAGACCGGGTGCCGTATGACCTTTGGTACAAGCAAGGGCATCTGCGGGCCGCACCGGGCAAGTCGGTCGACTACGAGTACGTCGCGATCTACCTGCGAGAGCTGGTCCGCGAATTAGATATTCGCAAATTAGCATTCGATCGGTGGGGCTTCCGGCACTTGCGGCCTTGGTTGCTGAAAGCCGGATTCGACGATGCCGAGATCGACGAGATCTTCGTCGAGTTCGGGCAGGGCTTCCAGTCGATGTCGCCCGCCATGCGCGACCTCGAGGCCGAGCTGCTGAACGGTCGCATGGCCCACGGCGACCAGCCCGTGTTGAAGATGTGCGCTGCGAACGCCGTCGTCAAAACCGATCCGGCAGGCTCACGCAAGCTCACCAAGAGCGAAAACACCAGGCGGATCGATGGCATGGTCGCGCTGCTGATGGCGGTCGGTGTGGCGCCGCTCAGCGAACCCGAACTCGACGTCTACTCGATGGTCGTTTGAAGAAGGATAGGGCAATGATCCTCGAGATACTTTTCACGGTAACGATGTTCATCTGGTTTTTGACCATCTTGCCGATCCCGCCGCTGGCTCCGTATGCCTCGTCATACATCTTTCTGGCGTTTACTGCGGTGTTACTGCTCGGCTTGTTCATCTTCCTGCCAGGGCTGCGCGGCTGACGTGGCTGTTCCTGGCGCTGATCGGCGCCGTTTTCCTGTTGCTGATCGGCTGGGCGCTCGAGCGACCGCCGCCGCCGCCCGATAGCGAGTTCGACGACGACTGGCCGTAAAGGCCGAAACCTAACTTCCCGTGGCCCGCTGTGAAGCGCGCCTGTCCCTACGATGGAGCTTGCGGTGGACACCATCCGCAAAGTCGTGACCGGCAAGGTCGCGGGGTCGATGACCTATATTCTCAGCGACGCGACGGTCGACCGCTACGGTGACATCATCGAGCCGACCGGCTGGATGCTCGACAACTTTCGGCGCAACCCGATCGCGCTGTTCGGGCATCAGGGCAGCTTTCCGATCGGCACCTGGGCGAACGTCCGCACCGAGGGCGGCAAGCTGCTCGGTGATTTTGTCCCGGCGGCCCGCGGCACCTCCCAACGCGTCGATGAAATCATCAACCTGATCGAGCAGGACATCCTGCGCGCGACGTCGGTCGGGTTTTACCCGATCGAGTCTGAGGCTATCGACCCGAAAGACCCTTACGGCGGGCAGCGCTACACCAAACAGGAGCTGCTCGAAACGTCGATCGTCAGCGTGCCCGCCAACCCGGCGGCACTGCAAGTGGCGAAGTCACTGCATGTTTCACATGAAACCATGTCCCTCGTCTTCAGCGGGCAAGCACGAAGCCGAGACGGCCTGGCACTAAACCGCGGCGGGCAAGCCGAACGTCAATCGCCAAGCAGAAGGGCGATCCCGATGAACGGACAACCAACTCCTGTCGGAAGACAGATCGAGGACCGGCAGCTCATGCTCAACGCTGCCCGTGATGCGCTTATCGAACTTACACGCGACCCAGATCACGACACGGCGGAAGCCGATCTGCTGCAAGAGGAGATCGGTGAACACGAGGAACGGCTCGCCTCGCTACAGCGCACCGAAAAAGCGCTGGCGCAACGGGCTGTCGATCAGGGGCTGGGGCAGCAGCAGCAACAGCAGGCGGCGGGGACGGGAGTTGCTCGTCGCCCACCGCTCGGCATGGCGGTCAAGGATCTCGCTCCTGGCGAGCTTCTCGCCCGGGCGATGGTGGTCAAGTTCATCTCCCAGGTCACCCATCGCTCGATCGACGATGTGCTGCACGAACGCTACCCGGACCACGATCTGACGGCAGTCGTCACCCGTGCCGCGATAGCAGGGGCGACCACGACCACACCCGGATGGGCGATGGATTTGGTTCAGCTCGGGCAGGCCGATTTCCTGCAAGTGCTGACGCCGGTCAGCGTGTTCCAGCCGCTTGCGGGCATGGGCACGTCGCTGACTTTCGGCGCGAATGCGGGATCGATCAAGATCCCCTCGAGGACGACCACCCCGTCGATCGGTGGCTCGTTCGTGGCCGAAGGTGCGCCGATTCCGGTGCGCAGGTTGGGGACGACGAGCATCACGTTGTATCCCCACAAAGTCGGCGGCTTGTCGGTGTTTTCGCGCGAAATCGCGATGTACTCCAACCCGGCGATCGAAGGGATTATTCGCGAGGCTATCGCGGACGACACCTCGATCAACATCGATGCGCTGCTGCTCGATGCCGCTCCGACGTCCACGACCCGCCCAGCGGGCCTGACCAACGGTGTGGTGGCGGTTACCGCTTCGACCGCGAAGGGCTACGCGGCGATCTTGGCCGACATCCAGGCGCTGACGAACCCGTTCTACGCGGTTAATGCGGGTCGCAAGCTGGCGATGCTGATGAACCCGGCGCAGGGGCAGCAACTGATCTTTGCGCCAGGTCCGACCGGCGTCCAGTTCGGGTGGGCCAGTCAGTTCACCCAGCGCTTCGCGGTCATCGAGTCGACCTCGATCCCGTCAGGGTCGGTGTACATGATCGATGCTGTGGACTTCGTGTCCGTTTCGGGCGCGCCCGAATTCGAGATCAGCGAGGTCGCGACCGTGCACATGGAGGACACCACCCCGCTCAACATCGGCACTGCTGGCACCCCGCCGGTTGTCGCCGCTCCGGTGCAGTCGATGTTCCAGACCGCGCAGATCGCGATCAGGATGTTGGCCAATGTCACCTGGGCGATGAGGCGGCCCGGCATGGTGCAATACATGACCGGGGTGAACTGGGGGCCATAAGCGTTTTCGGCGTGGGCGGCGGGGCTTCGGTCCCGCCGTCCTTTTGCTGACCGCTTCCGAGAAAGGACGAAGACATGGAAAGCACCAGGGAGACGGCCCACAGGGACACGCCGCTGCCGCCAGCGCATCGAGACGTGGCAAGGCCGAAGGATACTCGATCGGGTGTCGCCGATCCGCCAGCGCCGACGCAGGCCGAGGCCAACGGGTTCAAGTCGCACAGCCCGGCGGTTGAAACCGCAGCGCTGGCCGCGCCCGCGGACCCCGATCCGCCGTCGCCGACGCAGGACGAGGCCGACGGGTTCAAGCTCGACGCGCACGGTGTCGGTGAGGATGAAACCGCGCCGGAAAACGTCGATGTGCCGAGCGTGCAGCCGATGACCGCCGGGCCGGGCGACACCCTGACTTGCACGATGGGGAATTGGAACGGCGAGCCTACCCATTACAGCGGCCAATGGATGCGTGATGGGACGGAGCAATGTGGCTCCGGCCCGAGCTACGTCGTAACCGAGAGCGACGTCGGGCACAGCATTAGCTGCGTGGTCACCGCGACCAACGCGATCGGCGGGACCGCCGCGCCTCCGTCGAATGCCGTTGCGATCGCGGCTTCGCGGGCGGCCCGCAGCGACCCCTCCACGTCCAGAAAGTGAGGTCTGCCATGATGAGCGATCCGAAGCCTGCTCCCGAGGAAGAGGAGCAAGAACACGAAGGCGAACACCAAGGCGAAGGCGAAGGCGAAGGCGGCGATCCGGCACCAGCAGAGCAGGAGGCGCAAGCCAAGCACACCCGCGAGATGCGCCCAGCCAAAGTGCGGGATCGCTACAAGACCCGCTGATGGCTAACTGGCTTACCACCAAAGTCATGTCATGGCTGGGGCGGGCTGCTGAAGGGCAGTACCGCCCCGGGCCGTATCTGATCACCGATGGCACGTCGCCCAACGGGTGGCTCGGTGCGGATATCGGTCGATACTGGAATTGGTGGCAGACCGGCTACCGCCCGCAGCCCTACGGCGAGCGTAGCGCGATGGTCGAGGCCTGCGTCTCGGCGTATTCGCAAACCGTTCCCATGTGCCCCGGCACTCACTGGCGCAGCCTCGACAATGGCGGTCGTGAGCGGGTGGTCAACTCCGCGCTGTCGCGCATCCTCAAGCAGCCGAACGACTATCAAACGATCAGCGATTTCCTCCTGAACCTTACCCGGCGCCTCTATGAGAAGGGCGAGGCCTTTGCCATCGCTATTCGCAACAACCGCGGCGAAATTGGCGAACTGCACTTGGTGCGCGACGGGCGCGCGACCATCGCCGAGGAAGGGTCGATCTTCTATTCGGTCTACGGCAACGAGATTCTGCAGCTTCGGTTCGACCTCTCCCAGCCGATCCCGGCGCGCGATATCCTGCATGTCAGGCTGCATACGCCGCGGCACCCGCTGCGGGGCGAAAGCCCGATCCTGGCGGCGACGGTCGACCTGGCGATGGCGAGCGCGGCCCGCCAGCAACAGGTCTTCTTCTACCTCAACCAGGCACGGCCCAGCTTCACGCTCGAAACCGATGCAGTGATGAAGCGGGAACAGGCGCAGGAACTCCGCGCGTGGTGGGACGACCAGACACAAGGCGAGAATGCGGGCCGCACCCCGATCCTGACAGGCGGATTGAAGGCGCACCCGATCACGACGAACGCCGTCGATTCCCAGCTCGCCGAAATGCTGAAGATGACCAACGAGAACATCGCGCTGGCGATGCGGATCCCGCTGCAGATCCTCGGCCTCGGCGGCAACACCTATTCGTCGACCGAGCTGCTGATGCAGTCGTGGATCGCCTCGGGGCTCGGGTTCACCTTGAACCACATCGAGGAGGCTGTCGGCGCGCTGTTCGGGCTGAAGGGCGTCCCCGACGAGTACCTCGAGCTGGACACTCGGGCGCTGTTGCGCAGCGCATACCGTGAGCGCATCGAGGCGTTGGCGCGCGGTGTCATCTCGGGCATTTACAGCCCCGACGAGGCGCGGGCCTCCGAGGATTTGCCGGCTGTCGAAGACGGCTACGGCGACATGCCCCGGGTGCAACAGCAAGTGGTTCCGCTGAGCTACGGCGCGGCATTGGAGCCGCCTTCACCGACGCCGCCAGCCCTGCCAGCTCCTGCCGATGGCGGCGGCACAGGCACTAATACGGGCGACCCAAATGCAGCAGACGAACAGCAGCAGCAGAGTGCTGCCTTCCGCGCCGCTTTCCGCGTCGCCTATGACCGACACCGACTCGCTGCTTGATGTCGCGGGCGAGCTGCTTGGTGCCATCGCTGCTCGGATCGAGCGCGAGGTCAAGCTGTCTGTGGCGGCATCCTTGGCGGAAATGCGCGAGCAGATGTCCGCGCTGCAGGCGCTGAAAGCCGAGCTGGAGCTGCACGTCGTGACCCGGCTGACGACGCTGCAGAACGGTGAGCAGGGTCCGCCCGGCGAGCGCGGGCCGCCCGGCGAGTGTATCCAGGGACCACCGGGTTATCCCGGTGATAAGGGGGAGCGCGGGGAAACCGGCTTGCAGGGGGCGCGCGGCGAGCCTGGGGAGCGGGGATTGCCCGGTAAGGACGGTGAAGCCATCGTCGGTCCTCCGGGTGATCCTGGGCTTCCTGGGCCGCCGGGTGTGGGACAGCCGGGTGAGCGTGGTCCCGAGGGACCGCCAGGACCGCCGCCCGATGAGGCGACCATCACGCGCTTGGTCGAGGCCGCCTTGGCCAAGCTGCCGCTCGTGGGACCGCCCGGTGAGCCAGGCGAGCGCGGGCCGCCGGGTGAGCAGGGACAGCCGGGCCGCGACGGCGACCGCGGGCCTGAAGGGCCGCAAGGCAAGCTGCCGGTGGTTGTCCAGTGGCAAGACGGCGTCCACTACGAGGGAACTGTTGTCAGCCACGACGGAGCGACCTGGCAGGCCCGGTGCGACACCGGACGAGCGCCGCCGCACGCGGACTGGCTCTGCCTCGCGACGGCTGGTGCCGAAGGGCGCTCGCTGGCTGTGCGGGGCACCTACGACGCGAAGAAGCGCTATTCGGCATTGGATATCGTAGCCACTGGTGGCGCCTCGTTCGTGGCCCGCTCCAACGATCCTGGCGAGTGCCCAGGCCCAGACTGGCAACTGCTCGCCGCACAAGGGCGCTCGGGGAAACCCGGCGAGCAGGGACCGCGCGGCGAGCCCGGTCATCGCGGCCCGGCTGGGCGGATCGTCAGTGCGACGATCGACAACCAGGGGCTGCTGACGCTGACCGCCGAGGACGGCGCGACCACGACCTGTGACTTCTATCCGGTGCTCACTCAGGTGGTCCGATAATGGGCAACGGCTATCTGATCTCGCGGGTGATAACCCCCGCCACCGATCCCGGGCTGATCACCCTCGATGATGCCAAGCTCGTGCTCGGCGTAGCCGAGTCAGACACATCCCACGACGATATTATCCAGGCCGAGATCAATGCTGTGTCGGCGGCGATTTCCAACTACTGCGACCGCTTGTTCCCGAAGCAGACGTACCGTGACCAGTTCAGCCAATTCTACTGGAGCTACGCCGAACCGTTGCGGGCGCAGCAATACCCGATCCTGCTCGATGACAGCACGCCGCCGGTCCCGTTGCTCGGCGTCACGATCGACGGCGGCGTTCTCGACCCTACGCTCTTCGAGGTCGACCTCGACACCGGACGCGCTTTCCGCCTCAACGGAGGCTGGGGCGGCACCGCGGTCGTGATGGATTACACCGCCGGCTACGATCCGATCCCAGCCGATCTGCAGGCGGCGGCGAACGAATGGCTGACGGCTCGTTGGCTCATGCGTGGGCGCGATCCTTCGATCCGTTCCGAAGCGGTCTTCGACGTCCTCACGGTCCAGTATGGCGACCCGAATTCTGGCGCCGGGGCGACCTCCGATGGGCCGCCCGCGGGGGTTCGTAGCTGGCTCAGCCCTTACAAGCGCTGGACCGTATGACCCCGGAGTACGCCAAATCGGTCTACCGACGCTTTCTCACCAACAGCGTCGCGATCCGCCGATACACCGGCAAGGCCGGGCCAGATCGCACCGTGACCGAGGCGCAGTGCCGAGCCTGGATCCGAGCCGATCCTCTGCGCCAGGAGCCGTTGGTCGGTGAGCTGAAGGAGCTGGTCTATCACGCGGTCGTGCTGGTCGAGGATCTGGAGAACGCCGGGTTCCCGCTGCCGCTCACCGGGTCGGACAAGGTGGTCTTCCAGGGCAAAGAATTCACCATCAGCTTCCCTGACAACGCCACCCGGAGCGTCGGGACCGAGCTGATCGCGTACAATTTGCGGGTGAAGGGATAGCGTCGTGGCGCTCACCGCGTTCCTGCGCACGATCCCCATCGTCGCGAAGCAGGTCGACGAGCAAGCCCGCCAGATTTTCGTTTCGCAGGCGAAGCTCGAGAACATGAAGGTTCTCGACGAGCAGCAGAAGCGGACGGGCTTTAAGCCGAGCTGGACGGGCGTCGGCGATAACCCGCCGGGTGGACCGATCGACAACGCCAAGCAAACGATCGTCTTCAAGTACACCTATCTGCAAGAGATGATCTCGGAGTTCCTGAAGGAGCTGCGTGCCGCTTCACCCGCCGACTCGGGGCGCTACAAGAACTCCCACTCGTTGTACATCGACGGACGCCCGGCACCGGACAACACCCCGGTAACGATCGGCCAGGACGTCTATATCGCCAATCCGGTGGTCTATGCCCGCCGATTGGAGGTCGGCAAAACCGAGAGCGGTCGCGACTTCCTGATCAGTGTGCCGAACCACATCTACGAGCGGGTCGCCAAGAAGCTGGGCGCTCGATACGCCAACGCGGCGCGGATCGCCTACGGTTACGTCACGATGCCCGAGGCCTATCAAATCAAGGGCAAGTTGCCGAGCCATTACATCGCCAAGGGTGGCGCGCTGCGCAAGCGCAGGCAGATCGCCGGCACTGAAGTGCGTGCGCCGGCCATCTTTTTCGAGCCGCTATGACCACGGTCAGCCAAGCCTACGCGATCTTGCGAGCGCGATTGGAAGCCGCGAATTCGCTGCCGCCATTGCGCTGGCAGAACGAGGACGAGGACAGCGCGGGCAACGTCACGCTACCTGATACGCCGGCACCGTTTCTCTACACCGAGTTTTTGGCCGAGCCTGGCGAGCTGGCCTCGTTCGGCGGCGGTCGATATCGCAATCGATACCGCAACCCGGCACGTCTCGACATCTGGGTGTTCGTGCCGAGGGGCTGGGGGCTGGCTCCAGCGACGGATTATGCCGAGACGGCAGCATCGCTGTTTCGTTCCTACCGCGACGCTGACGTGTCCTGCTCGACGGCTACGGTCTATCCCGGGGGGGACGGTTCGATGTTGAAGCCGATCGGCCTGCCATCGGAAGTGACCAACTATTTCTGGGCGACCGCCGAAGTAGATCTGTTTTTCGACTTGATCGGCTGATCGCAGCCCGAGCCGCGGCGCTCCTAACCCGCTCGGTCTGTGCGCTTAATTGGGGAGCCACTCCCGCACAGCCGCACCCATCCTAACCCTCGCGTGAAGCCCGCGCGAGGTTAACTCAAACGCCCTTGGGCAAGGCGAATCGGCCCGTCGTGAGACGCGCCCCTCCCTTTGATGGAGTGCCCACTATGTCTCTAGCTGAAGGCGTAAGCGCACGGGTAGCGTACCTCCCCTACGCAAACGGTGCGATCGAGTCCAACACCCAGCCGGTGTCGGCGACCGACCCTGGTCAAGTCGGCGCGCAAGTTCTTCGCCGCGTGACCTCGACCCTAAAACTCGCGAAGGACACCTACCAGGCGACCGAAATCCGTTCCGATCGGCAGATCGTGGATTTCCGGCATGGCACCCGTCGCGTTACCGGGGGGATCACCGGAGAGTTCAGCCCCGCGACGTACTTCGACTTCTTTGAGGCGGCGACGCGCGGGACCGCCACGCCCGGGGTATCGCTGACCGAGGCGCAACTGACCAGCGTCACGGCTGATGCGTCGGCGTCGACGCTGGATTTTGGCGGGGGCGATCCGGTCGCGCTCGGGCTTCACGTTGGCAGCATCTTCCGGCTCGGTGGGCTGAGCGGCGGCGGCGCGGCGAATAATGGCGTCAACTTCATCGCTGTCGGTTTTAGTGGCGTCACCAACAGCACGGTAAAGGTCTTTCCTGCGCCAGCCACGATGGCCGCCGGCCTGACCTTCTCGCTCCACACAATCGGGTCGAACCTGATCATCCCATCCAGCGGGTTCGTCTCTCGTAAGTTCGCGATCGAGACATTCCATGAAGATATCGGGGTCAGCCGTCTGTTCACCGAGGTGCGGGTCGGCGGGTTCAAGCTTGGCTTGCCTGCGTCGGGCTTGGCGACCATCGAATTTACGATGATGGGTCGCGACATGGAGGTCTTCGATGCCGGGACAAGCGTTCCGGCACCGTTCTTCACTTCGCCCGACCCCGAGACGACCACCGGCATTTTCGCCGCGGTCAATGGCATGTTGAGGGTTAACGGCAGCGTGGTCGGCGTCGTCACCGGGCTTGATATCTCTATGGAGCTGTCGCCCAGTTCCGATGCGGTCGTGGGCCAGGACTTCGTGCCGGAAGTGTTTTTGGGTAGCGCGGCGGTCACGGGACAGGTCACTGCGATGCTGGAAGACCTCGACCTCGTCAGGAATTTCCTCGACGAAGACGAGGTGGATATCCTGGCGTATCTGACCACGACCAACGACCCAGGTTCGGCGGCGACTTCGATTTACCTGCCGCGGGTGAAGTTCTCCGACGCCGACGTCGCGGTAACCGGCTTGGGCGCGCAGACGCTCACGATGCCCTTCACGGCGTTGAAGTATGTGGGCAACGCCGTCGGTGTCCCGCAAACCACAATTATGATGACCGACACCGAGGCGGTCTAACCGTCTTTCGTCACCATTCCTGCCGCCACAGGAGGCTGTCCGCGTAAGCGGATGGTAGCGCTACCGGGGGACGTGCCGCTGGCGGGTGGTGCGTCCCCTTTTTCCCGCCAAAACGGCCCGCTGCGAAGCGCGCCTTTCCCTCAGAAGGACCGCCACCTATGACTGATATCGACGCTGCGCTAAGTGCGCTATCTCTCGACGTGGAAAAGCCGCAGCGAATGCCGTTGCTTCACTACCAGACCCGCCAGCCCCTCCGCGGGCCGAATGGTGAGGAAGCCTACGTTGATCTTTACTCCTCGGACTCCGATATCGCCCGCCGGCATAACCGGGAAACCCAACGCCGCCGGTTGAACATGCGAGGCAGGGGGAAGTTGACCCCGGAAGAGTTGGAAGCGGAAGCGACCGATCTTCTGGTGGCATTGACCGCCGGCTGGTCGCTGGTCGCGCTCGACGGCTCGATGCTGGGCTTGCCGTTCTCGGCGCAAAACGCCCGGGTGGTCTACGACAAAGTCACTTGGATCAGGGAGCAAGTCGACGAGTTTGCGGCTGATAGGGGAAATTTTACGCGGGCCTCGTCATCGACCTCGTCGAATGGGCCGAGTCCGAGTTCAGGGCGGGCCGCAAAACCGTAGACGGGTCGACCGAGCGCGACCATCTGGTTTCTGGTGCGGCGCAGTGGGCCAAGATCCCTGCTGCGCTGCGACCCGCCAGCCGCCGCGATCAGCCGGTCAAAGTGCCGGAAATCGATAGCGGTCCCGAGTTCCCCGATCTGCTCGATTACCTCTGGGGCTGGTTTCAAGAGATCTCGTATGGCTTGGCCCCGAATGGCTTTGCCCCGCCGGTCATCACCTGGGAAGCGCTGCGATCCTGGCAGGCACTGAGCCAGGTCGGCGAGCTGGAGCCGTGGGAATCGCGGACGTTGGTACAGCTCGGGATGCTGCGCGCCAGTGTCCAGGCCGAGAAAACGGAAACCGAAAATCGAACACCGAAACCACAGCCTCGGATGGGCGGCGGCAATGGTGCTTTACGCGGGCCGATTTTGCCAAGGCGTCGTTGAGAATGGAGCGCGGTGAGCGGTGGCTTTAGTTGACACCTTAGTCGTCAAACTACTGGTTCAGGGGCGTGAGCAGCTCACTGACGCTGAAGCTGCGGCTGCGTTGCTTGACGCGACGACAAAGAAACTGACGACGTCGACGCAAAAAGCGACGGGTGCCAGCAACGAGAACGCCGCCACCAATGAAAGAGTCACCAGGGCAATACGGACGACAACTAACGAGTTCGCCAAATTTGTTGGTGCGCAAGACAAGGCGTCGGGGGCGGCGCTTAAGTTAGCGAACGGCCTGGACAGGGTCGCGCGCTTCACCAGGGAATTGCAGCTTGACGAAGCGCAATCCTCGGCTGTCAAGCAGTTGGTGATTGATAAATATAATCTAGAAATCGCTGCTGCGAATAAAGCTGCGGATGCGACAAAAGCATATGGTGAGACTGTTCAGCAATCTTCTGAGCACATTGCTGCGTATGTCGCAGAGATTGCGCGGATCAAACCGATATATGACACGGTGTACGCCGCTGGACTGAAGTTCGGCCAGGCCCAGAAGGAGATTAACTTACTCCTGAGAGCCGGCGAACTCACCGCCGACCAGGCCGCGGTGTCTCTTGCAGCCGCGACGAAGGCTTACGACGACGTAGCGACGGCGGCTGGCAATGCGTCGAGAGCCTTAAAGGGCGCGGTTCCGCCATCCTATGCCGAGTTCCTAACCGAGGTCGCGGCTTACGAGACAAAGGTCGAAGGCTTAGCGCAGACCTACGACAAGGTGTACGCGGCTGGGCTGCGGTACAAGCAGGTTCAGCAAGAAGTAAATCTGCTTGTCGGTGCTGGAAGAATTAGCGAAGCGCAGGCGGCGGCAGCGCTTGCGGAAGCCGCTGACGCTTACGACAAGGTCGCCACCGCGGCTGGCAATGCAGCGAGAGCCGCGAAAGATGCTGTCCCTCCCTCCTATGCGGAATTCGTCGATCAGCTTAAGGCTTACGAGAAGGAGGTCGACGGGCTTCGTTTGAAGTATGTGCCGCTGGTTGCGCTCGAAAAGCAGCACGAAGCGGAACTAGCTGCGATCGCCAAAGCCGCTGCTTTGGGCAATACCGTCTTTAAAACCCAAGAAGAGCATGAGGCGGCGCTGTTGATCGAAACGCAGAGATATGACTCTGCGCTAAAAAGTGTCAGCAGCAACTTGGATCACACCAGTAACATACAGGGCAAAGCGACCCAAACAACCGGGCAGCTAAATGCTGCCGTTACCAACATGGGGTTCCAGCTTAACGACATCGCGAGCGGGCTGCTCAGCGGGCAAAGCCCGTTCACGATCCTCGTTCAGCAGGGCGGCCAGGTCATCCAGGCATTTGCCCAAGGCGGCGGCGTCGGGCCGGTTCTGAAGGGCGTCAAGGAAGCTATCGCGGGGATGATCACGCCGACCACCCTCGCGGTGACGGCGCTGGCGGCTCTTGCTGTCGGGTTCGCGGTTGTCTTGGCACGGGCCGCCGCCAATACATCGACCATCAAGCAGTTCAACAACGCGCTCGGCACGATCGGCGACGATTCGAGCAAGACCATCAAGGGGATGGAAGATGCTGCGTTGGCGTTGCGGAACGTCGGTGTAGCGGCAGAGGATGCCAATAAGTTTGTCGCTGACCTTGCTCGTAACACAAAGATTGATCCTGCCTTCGCCAAAGAGATCACCGATGTCGCGATTGCCACTTCCAGGCTTCGCAATGTCGACGTGGCGCAGGGCATGAAGGATTTTCAGGCCGCTATGGATGGCGGCATTCAGACGATGGTCGACTTTGCCTTCAATATCCACGCGATCGACAAGGCGGAAGCAGGGCTTGTGCTCACTATGGCCCAGGAGGGCAGGGGTGGTGACGCGCTGAATCGCGTCTTTAGGGATATTAGAGACACGTCGAAAGGTTTCGCCGCCAATACCGATGAATCGACCAAAGCGGCTGAGAAGTTCCGTTCGGCGTGGAACGGTCTTCTCGATGCTCTTGCTAAGGGCGGCGCGTTTAAGCTGGCACAAGAAAACCTGACGCAGTTAGCGGTTGATCTGACCAATCTGATCACCAAGGGTCAGATTTTTAGTGACAAGTTTATGGAAGCGCACGGGCTGTCAGGGGCGGGTGCGCCGTTAGCCACAGGGACGGTGCCTAGCGCGACAGGTGTCCCGCAACCCGGCTTAGGAACGACGACACCGACTTACGGCGGTGACTACGGGACACTCCTCTCTGGAAACAAGTTTTCGGTCAGGCCGGGTGTGGTTATGACACCAAATGCCCCGGCTTACATCGACACGATGTCGAATGTGGTCACTCAGCTTCCGCCCGGTTTCGGGATTGTGATCACCAGCATCGGTCGCCAGAAGTCAAATTCTTCAGTTGGCGCAAGCACGGCACACAATCCAGCTGCTGGCGGCGCGTTCGATTACAAGATCATCAATACGACGACCGGGCAGGAATACCCGAATACCGGGACCGACACGACACCTGGCGGTCTTTACGGGCAGACGTTTAAAAACGCGGCAGCATTTATTGCACAGAAATATCCGCAGCTTCTGCCGTTCATGGAAAACGGTGCGCTGTTCGGCTCGATGGGCGGGCCGATCAGCCCAAGCTCGCCAGCCGACATTGGTCACATCGGGTTTAGGGGCGCACCGCAAATTGGTCTTGCTACGTCTGTGAGTGGTGGGCCGTTTCAAGGTCAAGACCCGAAAGCTGTCGCTGCTCTTGACGCTGTTTTGGCCGAGCAGAATAGGTTGCTTGGTCAAAATGTTACGGTTAATCAAACGCTGAGCGGCCCAATCGCCACAGCAAGAACCGCAGCTTACGCTGCATATAACCAAGAACTTAATACTAGTCATAATGACCAATTGGCACAAACTGCCGGACTTAATGCGTATAAAAATTCACTGATAGAACAAAATGTCGCGCTCGATACTGCCAATCAGAAGGTTGACCTTACCATCAAGGGGCAGGAAGGTGTCGCGAACGCTTATCTGGAGAGCGAACAAGCCGGGATCAAGGCGGCGGCGGCGGAACAGGCTCGTGTTGACGTGCTCGAGCACGGCGGCGATGTCGCGCAACAGACTCAGAGGATTCTATCTCAGCAAGCCGCCGAGGCGCTGACCGCCAGCGCCAAGGCGATCCCGGCGCTCCAGTTGCAGTACACCGAGACTTCAAGGCTGGCCGAAGCCACCAAGGGTGGCGCGGCGGCCCAGCATGAGATGGAGCTTCAGAACCAGGCGACCGCGGCCACGCATGACGTGGTCGCCAAGGCCGAGGCGACCGGCAATGCGGCCTATATCGAGGAAGCAAAACGGCTTGAAGCGGTCACGCTGGCGCTGATCAAGAAGAACGACGCAGCCCAGACCGCGCTGGAACTCCAAAAGCAGATCAACTCCAACAAGGATCAGATCGAGGTTAATAAGGTCGAGGCGCAGTACGCCTTCCAGACCAGTGAGGAAATCCAACGCCAGGTTTCGCTGTTGCAGGCAAAGCAGTTTTTGATCAGCAAGAACGTCGACCTGTCGAGTGATGAGGCCAAAAATTACCTCGCGAGCGTCGATGCTTTGGGGAAGTCCAACATTGCTCTCGCCGAACAACAGCGCGCCGCGCAGCGACTGAACGATGTGCTGACCAGTGTCGGTCAGACCGTCGATCAAGCGATTACTCAGAACGTCTCCAACGCACTCAGCGGGAAGAAGATCACTGCGTGGCACACGATCTTCAAGGATGCCTTGGTGCAGCTTGAGTCGCAGCTTATTTCGATGTCGGTCATCAAGCCCGCCATCGGGTCGCTACTGGGGATGCTGGACTTTGGCGGCGCGGCGTCGAATTTCGGGACGTTCTTTGGCGGTGGCGGCGGCGCGAGTTTGTTGAGCGGTATCTTCGGAGGTAGCCTTGGTGGTGGGGGCCAAGGTACTAGCGGTGCCACTGGCGCTCCGATAACCCTGGAGCAAAGAGACAAAGAGGGCAATCTCACCGGCACGCTCAGCACCGTTTCGAGCGTCGGCTCGCTGGCAAATACCGGGTCGGGCCTTTTTGGCGGCGGCGGCAGCGGCGGGCTCTTCGGCAGCGGCGGCATCAGCGGCTTCGTCAACAATACGATCGGCACCTCGCTCGGCTTTGCCCCTTCTGGCTTGCTTCCTGGCAGCGGTGCCGGGGCGGGCATTTTTACGAACGCGGCGACGGGAGCCACGTCGGATATTGCTGGCAGTGGTGTCGCGGGCGGGCTCTTCGGCGGGACCACGCTCGGCGGCTTCCTCGGCGGCGTCGGCGCCGGGGCGACCGTGGGGTCGCTCGCCAATATGTTCATCGGCCCGATGATCGGCGGCGGAAAGTCGACCGGCGGCATGATCGGCTCGACCGGCGGCGCGCTGGCGGGCGCAATCATCGGATCGATCGTTCCCGGTATCGGCACCTTGCTCGGCGGCATTATCGGCGGCGCGGGCGGCGGCTTGCTCGGTGGCTTTTTTGGCCCCAAGCCTGCCAACAATGCGGGTTCTGGTTCACTCAACCTGGCGACCGGCCAATTGGGCGCGTTCACCAGCGGCGGTGTGGCCGCCAACGATCAGGCGGCGCAGGGCATCCTTCAGCCGATTTCGACGACGTTGGCTAACATCACCCAGATTCTTGGTGCGTCGGTCCTGCCCCAGGCGACGTTGATCGCGCAGGCCGGGTCGCGGGATGGCATCAAGGTGAACATCGCGTCGGGCGAAGGGGTGAAAAGTTTCACCGGCTCGGACGCGGGTGCGGTCGTTCAAGAAGTCGCTAAGTTCCTTTTTGAGCATCGCGACCTATCCGCCTTGAGCCCGACGTTGCAGAAGGCTGTCGGGTCGCTCGACATCAACCAAATCCAAGATACGACCCAGCTAACGACGGCGGTAAATTTCTCGAAGATTTACGACACCATCGTAACCGCTGCCGACTCTGCCTTCCAAAGCATCGAGAGTGGAGCCCAGCAGGCGGGGCCGTTTGAACAAGCGATGTCGCAGATCACCGATACGTTCGCTCAGTTGACCACGCAGGCCCAGCAATACGGGCTGTCGATCGACCCAATCAACGCGGCGTTGGCCGAGGCGACGAAGCGGATCAATGTCGATTTCGCCAAGGCGGTTGACGCGGCGTACAACACCGCGACCGGAAATGACTTCCTGAACGGTGTTCAGTCTTTAGTGGATAATTATGCATCGATGGCTCGCGAAGCGTCGGCGATCGGTGCCAGCACTACTGTTTTCGACAAATTGGGTCAGACATTTGACGCTTCTTTGAAGACGATGTTTGCCCAACTCAACAGCACGCAGCTTAATGCGGTAATTGCTGCGTTTGGCGATCTTGGTAATGACCTCCCGGCTCTGGCAACGTCGGCGCGGGATGCGGCTCTGGCGTCTGAGGCATTGATCGCTGCTCAGAACCAGCAAGCCCAGATTTATCAAAATCAACAGGACTCTTACACGGCGGCCAACCAAGGATTCCTGGCGCAGCTTCGCGATCTGGACAAGGCGCGGATCGCCACCCAAGCGACCAACAAGTCGCTTGGCCTCGGCTCCGATCAGGATGCCCAGGTGCAGGAAACGGAGCATCGCGCCGCGCTGAATATTTTGCAGGCGCTGACGAACGACCAGCTCGAGGCGGCGCGCAAGGTTCTCGCCGACCTAAACCCGGCATTTGCCCAATGGGTGGACGAGGCAAAGGCGGCGACGATCGCAACGCAGCAGCAGGCCGACGCCCAAGCCCGGTCGAACGCGATCCTCGCAGCGGGGCTGCAGATCCGGCAATACCTCAACGCTCAGGAGACGGGGCCGGATTACACCAGCCCGCAGAGCCGGCTCGAGGCGGCGCGGAGCCAGTTCCAGACCCAGCTCGGGCTGGCCCAAGGCGGCGACGTCAACGCGCTCCAGGGGATCACCGGCATCGCCGATCAATTGAAGGCGGCCTTGCAGGGCTGGTTCGCCAGCTCGGCACCGGGCGCGGCTGAGTGGGAGGCGGCCAAGGCGGCGCTGGCGGCTCTACCCGGCGTGCCCAATGCCCAAGATACAGCGACCAACGCGATCGTGGACGCGATCAACGACAACGGCACGGCGACCGTTTCGACCATCTCGGACGTGACCACCGCCACCGCGCAACAGATCATCGGCACGACCATCGCGACCAACCAAGCGATCGTCGACAACGCCCGAGCGACGTCACGGGACATCGTGTCCGCGACGGGCGACAGCAGCACGCGGATCGTCACCACGGCGATCGACACCTCGAACAGCATCGTCGCCAACGGCATCGCGGGGGCCGCCAGCATCGTCGGGGCGACCACAACCGGCCTCGACCTCGCCACGGGCGCGACCCTCACCAGCGCCGCTCAGATCACGGCGGCAAGCAACAACACGGCGACGGCAGTCAACATCGCCGCCGATGTCACGAAGAGCGGGACGATGGCTCTGCTCGATTCCAATGCGGCCAACGCGGCAACGCTGATCGCGGGGTCGAAGGAAGACACCCTGAACCTGCTTGCCCAGCAAGAGGCGAACTCGGGTGCGCTGCTGACCGCCAACGCCGTGCAATCGGCGGCTCTAGTCGACCAAAACAGCCGGGACGCCGCGGCGGTCGTGGCGACCACCAACACCACCGCCGCGTCGATCGTCGCCCAGAACGACAATGCCTCAAAACAGATCATCGACACCGCGACCGCAACCGGAAACGCCAGCGTCGCCACGGCGAATGCCAATACCACCGACATGATCTGGACGGCCAACGCGACATCTGCCGAGGTGGCGGCGCGGAACGAGGCGTCGGTCCACGCGCTTGATGTCTCGACGCAGGCCGGCACTACGACGCTGCTGGCGCAGGGGAGAGACGTCCAGGCGGCGCAGGCGGCGCAGGCGGAAAGCGCGACCACGGCAACCGTCGGCGCGGCCTATAACACGACCGATATTCTCGGGACGCGGACAGAGGCGGCGTCCGCCAATATCGCGGCGACAACGCAAGCCGGGACGAACGCGCTGGTCGCCAAGGGCGACGCCCAGATCGCCGCGCTTCAGTCGATCGCGGGGGTAACCGTCGGCGACGTTCAGGTCGGGACCGCGATCTACAACATCGGCAACGAGATCACGCAGAGCGCGGCGTCGTGGTCGAGCGCGATCTATGGGCAGATCGCCGCCTATGGAACTTGGGCGGTTCAGAGCAGCGAGGCGTGGTCGAACGCGATCGTCCAGACGATCGGTTACTGGGGCAACGCGATCAACTACCAGACTTGGTTTGCCGGCGACTCGGTCACCCGCACCGTCGCCGCCTGGAGCCAACTAATCGCGTCGACGACGTGGGCGGGGCTCGATACGACATGGCGGACAGTCGATGCGTGGGGCAACGCCGTCGCCGGGACGGTCGCCGCGTGGGGCAACGCGACGTGCCAGAACATCGCCGCCTGGGGCAATGCCGAGGTCGGCAACGCCAACAACAACGCGAACAATACGATCAACATGCTGGCGGCGGTCGCCAACGCGATCTCGAACTCGATCTTCTCTTCTGGCAGCACCCAGATCGCCGCGACCTATGGTTCGAGCAGCAACGAGATCGGCGCCACCTTCGCGAACGGCAACTCGATCATCGGCGCGATCGGCTCGATGAGCGTCGCCAACATCGCCGCGATCTACGGCTCGGCGAACAGCATCGTCGGCCAGACCGGCGTGATCCCGGCCTATGTCGATCAGGCGAGGAACGACAACAATTGGTGGCTCGGCACGATCAACGGCACGTTGAACGGGATCAATTCGAACGAAGTCGCGTGGAACCAGAACCTTTACAACAAGCTGCAAGAAATACTTAACAACATCGTCGGCTGGAACCAGAACCTCTGGAATGAGTTGCACATCATCCACGAATACATGCAGTTGCTGACTGAGGTCACGATCAACTTCGACGAGTTCATGGCGGGCAGTCAGGGGGCCAATACCGACATTATGAACCAGATCCAAGACACCCTGCGCCGGCAAGCCTTCGGCTAGGCACATGCTGACCTACCTGATCGAGATCGCGGCCTATGACACCGGAGCGGACGCGCTGACGATGCTGCGGTACAGCTCGCAGCCATACCTCGATCCCACCGCCCCCGGTCCCTACGACAACCGGGTGCTGGAGCTGCCGACCTTTCGCCGGGATATCTTTGCGAAGGGCACGACTGGCGGCGCTGGATCGGTAAGCCAGGGCGACCTGGGCATCGCTAACCCTGACGGCGCGCTGGACAACCTCCGCGATTTCGGCCTCGCCGGGCAGGCTTGCACGATCCTGCTCGGGGATGATCAAGACCCGTACCCGAGCTTCGTGCCGTTCATCGTCGGGCGGGTGGAGCAGGCGCTGTTCGACTTCGCCGTGGTCCGCTTCAAATTGAAGGACCGCCTGCAAGACTTGCAGCAGCTCATCCAGCCGAACAAGTATCTCGGCAACAACGTGCTGCCGGATGGGTTGGAGGGAGCAGACAATATCGCGGGCAAACCCAAGCCACTGGCGTTCGGCCAGGTCGGCAACGCCACCGCGCTCCCGGTCAATACCGCCCGGCTGGAGTTTCAAGTCAACGATGGTCCGGTGCAGGATGTCCTGGCGGTTCGCGATGCCGGGGCGACGCTGTCGCGCGGCGCGAACTATAACGATCAGGCCGACATGGAGGGAAACCAGCCGTCGCCCGGTCAATACCGACTGTGGCCGGCTGGCGGGTACTTCCGCATCCGCACCAGCCCCGTCGGCGGCGTGTCCGCGGACGTCACCCAGGGGCTGGGGGCGGCGGGGCGCACGGCGGCTCAAGTCGCTCTGTCTCTCGTCACCGGCACGGGCGGCATCCCGGCTGGCGACGTGAACATGGCCGATGTCACCGCCCTCGATGCCGACAATTCCGGCCAGGTCGGCATCTGGCTGGACAGCGACACGAGCTTCGGCGCCGCGCTCGATCAGATCCTTGGCAGCGTTGGCGCGTGGTACGGCTTCGACCGCACGGGCCAGTTTCGGATGCAGCGACTCGAAGCGCCGGGCGTTCCGGTCGCGACCGTGCGGCGGATGGGGCTGGAGAGCGACTCCCAGGTCGGCGATTTCGATATGGTCGACTGCCGGTTCCTCTCGACCAATGACGCCGACAAGGGCGTGCCGACGTACAGCGTAAGCCTGACTTACGCGGTCAATTACACGGTGCTGACCGGGACCACCGTCGCCGGATCGGTCAGCGATGTCGACCGAACCTATCTGGCGACCGCCACGCGCAACGTCGTCTCGACCGATACTTCGGTGCAGATCGCGAACCCCCTGGCGGTTCAGAAGACTGTGGCGACGCTCTTCGCCATGCAGGCCGACGCCCAGGCCGAGGCCGATCGCCTGCTCGCGCTGTTCAAGGAGCGCCGCGACTTCATCGAGGTCGACACCCCGCTGCGTCCCGAGGCACTGGCTTCGCTCGACCTTGGGTTGACGGTAAAGGTCGTCATCCCGCGCTTCGGCTACGATACCGGGCGGAACATGATCATCACCGGCATGGAGTACAATTCCATTCGCAACATCCTGATCCTGGCGCTGTGGGGCTGACGTGCCGAACACCTCCGCGATATTAGGCTGGCCCAGCGCCACCGATAATTTCGCCCTTGCCGGCGGCAATTGGCAGACCAACTATCCGCGCTCGAACCTCCAGGCGATGCCGCTGTCCAAGGTGGCGCGATCGATCAGCTTGAACGCGATCGACACCGTCATCACCGCGACCTCGACCAATACGCGGCGGGTCGGGCTGATCGCCCTGGCGCGGCACAATTTCTCGCTCCAGGCGACGATCCGCATCCGGCTCTTTCTCGAACCGGCGATGAGCACGCTCCTCTACGACAGCGCCGTGATGCCGGTTTGGCCCGAGGTCTACCCCTACGACACGCTGGAGTGGGAAGACGACAACTACTGGACCGGGCAGTACACCGACGAGGAGCTGGCGGGCACGACCTGGCTGTGGCTCTGGTGGGTGGGGATCGACTACAACGCCGCCGGCATCCGCATCGACATGTCCGACCCGACCAACCCGGCGGGCTATATCCAGGCCGGCTATCTGGAGATCGCGGCCCAATATCAGGTGACCTATAATTTCCAGTACGGTGCGCAGTACGGGTTCAGATTCCGCACGATCGCGACCGAGGCGCTGGGCGGCGCGAAATACTTCGACGAGCGGGCCAAGCCCCGCGTCTTCAAGGGTAGCTTCCGCCTGCCGCACAACGAGGCGTTGGCGAAGCAGTTCGAGATGTACCGGCAGCGGGACATCTGCGACCCGGTGATCTGGTTGCCCAATCCAGACGAGCGCGTGCATTGGGTGCGAACCGCGATGCTCGCCCAGTTCACCGACCCCGGCATGTTCAGTTATGCGGTCGTCGACATCGATGAGGTGCCGATCGCATTGGAAGAGGTGATCGGATGACCCAAGTCCTCGTCAACGGCAACCTGTACAGTGATGATGGCAGCACAAGTAATGACATGCAGCATGGCGGGCATCGCCAGCACTTGCTGCCGATGATCTCCGATCTGATGGTCACGATCAACGCCCTGCTCGGCGGTTCCTTCACCATCAGCTTCAGCTTCCAGCGCCCGTTAACCGGGGCGACCCTGACGGCGACGACCGGCCTCGGGGCTTTCGTTCTCCAGCCTGCGGGGCCAATCGCCACGCTCAACGTGGTGCTACCACCGGGACCGACAGACGGGCAGATATTCGAGATGTCGACGACGCAGACCATCACCGCCATCGCGGTCACCGCGCCGGGCTTAACCGTATCCGGCGGCACCGGGACGCTGACTGCCAGCGGCGGCATCGCTTTCCGCTACCACAGCGCCGATAACACTTGGTATCGCCGCTTCTAGAAGGAGGAACCGAATGCTTAAACAGCTCGACGCGCAGAACATCCTGGCGTTTCTGGAGCGGGTGACGGTCACCGGGCCGCGCGAGGCGAACGAGTATCTCCGCTGCTGCCAGCTTCTCGCCGAGATCGCCAACCAGCCGCAGGACGAGACGCGCTCGGTCACCAAGCCGACGCTCGTCGAGCCGGTCCCGGCGGCAGAGTAGATAGGAGTTCGCCCGATGCCGACGCTCAACGGTCCCGACAACTTCAACAACCAATTCACCGTCGCGGCTGACGGCACCATATCGCTGACGACGACGCCGTTCTCGGCTGCGGGCGGCACGATCTCGCCGGGTCCGGTCATCATCTCGAATGCGGCTTCGGCGCCGCAGCCCTTCCCGGTGACGGCGCAATTAAACGTGGTCAGCGAAGCCGGTTCCTTCGTTCTCGCCGACACTTACGGAACCGCCTCACCGGGATTTGTGTCGCGGAGGGCGCGAGGCACGGCAGCGGCGCCGACCGCTGTGCAATCCGGTGACAGCCTGCTTTTTCTGGGCGCGTGGGGGCGTGGGGCGACAGGTTACTTCGGCACCAAGGGTCAGCTCATTTTGTCGGCGTTGGAAAACTGGACCGACACGGCACAGGGAACACAGTTCGGCTTTCTGACGACCAGCCTCGGCACGGCAACGCTAGCGAACAGGATGGCAATCCGCCAAGGCGTCGTCATCGGCAACCCGGCGCCCGACCCCGGCCAGGGCGGGTTGATCCTCAACGCCAACGCGGCGGCGACCTTTCCGCCAATCAGCAACTTTTGCGGTGTGCGGGCGATCGGCGCGGACGGCCAGTTTACTACTGTCTCGTCGACCGCGTTTGGTGCCGCCCCGACCTTTGGACTGCATCATGCCGGCGGCACGGCAGCGGCGCCGGCAACTCCTCCGCTCGGACAATTTATCGGTGCATGGCAATCGTATAGTTGGAATGGCTCGGCTTATGCGGTAGCGACTTCTCTTTCAACCTTGACGGCAGAAGCGTGGTCAGCGACCTCAAACGGCTCTTTGTTGGTTTTTTCGACAGTTGCCAATGGCACGACCGGGGCCGCCGAGCGGGTGCGGATCGACCACAACGGCAACGTCGGTATCGGGACGGCGACGCCGCAGGCGAAGCTAGAAGTCAACCAGAACGCCGCGAACCCGGCGCTGTACACCGGAGCGGAAGTGACTCGTTTCGCCGCCGCCGATAGCACGGCGTGCATAGTCGGCGCATATTCGTTTTCTGGCGCGGCTAGCGGCTCGGCGCCGGGTGTCGTCCTTCACAAAAAACGCGGCACCGGGGCCGCGCCGACCGCGACGCAACTCGGCGACAATGTGGGATTCATAACTTGGAACAACTTCGACGGCACAGCCGAACATCAAGCCGCCACGATCAACGTGACTGCGGCAGAAAACACGACATCGACCAACGCTGGCGGCATCCTGAATTTTAATACTGCTGGGATTGGGCAAACCAGCGTCACGCAGCGGATGGTGATCGACGGCAACGGCAACGTCGGCATCGGCACGACGGCGCCGGGGGCAAGGCTGCACGTCGGCGCGTCGGCGACCTCGGGCGGGCAGGAGAACCTAGGCTCGACGGTTTTACTCACCGCGCCCAATGACGGTAACGCTCCGCTAATCCTTCAGCGCAGCGGCGTTGTGAACCCGCAGATGATGAACTTCGGCGTCAACCAAGCCTCGCACTGGAGTGAGATACAGTCGGCTCAGAGCAATGTCGGCTTCACGAACCTTTTGCTGAACCAATCCGGCGGCAACGTCGGCATCGGCACGGCGGCGCCGAGCCAGAAGCTGGCAGTGGTGACCGCGACCACGACCAGCCCGGTCGGGATCTTGGTATCGAACGGCAGCGTCACCCAAGAGCGGGCGCTATTTGGGGTCGAGGGCAATACTTCTGGCGCCAGCATGGGCGGGTCTCTGCCCTATGCTCTCATTATCAACGACGCGGACGGTCACGGGCTGCAACTTGGGACGGCCAACGCGGCGCGGGTGACGATTGACGGCGGCGGCAACGTCGGCATCGGCACGGCGACGCCGCTCGTGAAGCTCGATGTCGGCGGCGGGGTCGCCGCTCGCAATGCTGGGATGCCAAACCCCAGCTTCTATGCCGGACTGTCTGGTAATATTAACTATTCGGGCATCCTCTTAGGCTCTGGCACCAACGGCAACAGCCCCACCATTGCCGCCTCACCTGACGGCAATGGCAACTTGGGGTCTTTACTCTTTTATGCCGGAAATTCTCAGCGGATGACGATCCTTTCCGGTGGACAGGTGATCATCAACACCGGCACGCAGTCCGGCGCGTTCACTGTCAACGGCTCTTGCGCCAACATCACCGGAGCGTGGACGACAATCTCCGACGCCAGCGTCAAGCAAGAGGTGCAGCCCTACACGCGCGGCCTCGACGCTATCGTCGCACTCAAGCCGGTGCAGTTTCGCTATGTCGCCGGGACGCCGTTCACCGAAGGCGACAAGCCGTCACACAAGCTCTTCGGGCTGATCGCCGACGATGTAAAACCGCACGTTCCCGAGATCGTCGGGACCGTCAAGACGACGATCGGCAAAAAGGAAAATGTCGAGCTGTCGACGCTCGAACCGGGCAACTTGATCTATGCCCTCATCAACGCGGTGAAGGAACTGAACGACCAGGGGAAAGAGATGGTCGCCAGGATCGCCGCGCTCGAAAGCGCGACGGTTCACTGAGATGCCCGAGCTAACCGAGCTGTCGATCGTCGGGACGCGCTGGCACGCGACGATCAAATATGACGACGACAACATCGTCGAGCGGCTGACCGAGTTCGCGGCCAATGTGCCGCGCGCCACGGTCATTGCGGCGATGAAGCAGCAGACCCCTCGCCTGCTCATCTGCGGGTCGGCGCAGGGGATACCGCAGCCGAAGCGATGACCGGCGAGCCGCCGCGCCCGCCCGCTGGCGGCGGCACCTCGGGCTTGCTGGCGCAGCTGCTCGCCTATGTTGACAAGCCGTGGAAGGTCGGCGCGGTGATCGCGCTGTTCGTCGTCGGCGGCGCCGGGTGGATCGTCTACGAGCAGCGCGACGAGCTGTTCGAGGCGTGGCTGACACCGGATGCGGCGGCACTCGACACAGGCGGCGTCCCGGCGGCGCTCGACAAGCTGGTCGAGGATAGCGGCGCCGACCTAGTGCAGATCTGGGCGGTCGACCTCGGCGCCAACAGCCAGCGCTTCCTCGCCGCGCGCCGCTCCGATGGGCAGCGTCCGATCATCCCGAGCCCGAGGCGATTGCCGGTCATCGTATCGACCTCCGACATCCAGGCGGTCGTGAACGTCCTCGCCGGTCACCCAGCCTGCGGCGATACCGGACCTCGAGAGTCGCCGCTGATGCGACGCCTCGCCGACCGAGGCATGAAGCGCGCCTGCGCGATGCCGATCCCGCCCTCGCCCGAGGCGTTCGTGGGCGTCATCTATCTTGCGTGGCGGGAACCGCCGGGAGCGACGGCGGAAGACGTGGCGGTCGGCGCCGCGCGCGAAGTCGCCCGAACGCTGGTCAGCAAATAGGAAGGATCACGAACATGGCGAGCATCCCGGCGAAATATGCGTTTCTCAGTACCGTGGGCGTTCACCCGCCGACGATCCTGCACGCGCTCGATCTCTTAGGCACCGACGAAGAGCCGGGGCGCGCATCGAACGACGTGATCGACGGTTGGCGCGACGAGATCAACGCGGCTCATCCAAAAGCGATCCAAGGCTTCTCCGATGACAGCGTGCCGTGGTGCGGGCTGTTCGCCGCGATCGTCACGCATCGAGCCGGTCACGGTCCTATCCTCAATCCCTTGTGGGCGAGGAATTGGGCGCTGTTCGGTGAGCCGGTCGCGGTGAACGAAGGCACCGATCGCAATCCGCGACTGCGCTTTGTCGACGATCGCGAGGCGAGCCTCGGCGACATCCTCGTCTACGTCCGCGACGGCGGCGGGCATGTCGGGTTCTATATCGCCGAGGACGGCGCCCACTATCACACGCTCGGCGGCAATCAGTCCGATTCCGTGACGATCACGCGGGTCGCCAAAGCGCGGTGCATTGCCATTCGTCGCGCGCCGATGACCGAGCCACCGGAAAGCGTGCGACCTTACTACGTCACGGCATCCGGCGCGGTATCGACGAACGAAGCGTAGGGCGATGCTGACCCCGGTCCTCATCGTCTTGCTGGTCGTGCTGCTGGTCGGCGCCTTCCCGGCGTACCCGTACAGCCGGGGCTGGGGCTATTACCCGAGCAGCGCGCTCGGCGTCGTCCTCGTGATCCTGCTGGTGCTGCTGCTGCTCGGGCTGGTCTAAGCCGGCCTTGCTGACAAGCGGGTCGGGCTTCGGTTAAAGTGGCGGCGGTTGATGAATCGTACCTCCCTACGTTCTTCGCCCTCGGCGTTTCCAAATCGGCGCCGAGGGTTTTTTTTAAACTTGATAGCTACCGCGCGGTATCGGCGCGTGCCGCAGCGACGCCGACGGCTAAATTGGAATCGCAGATAATCGGATTGCAGTTGATCGAAAGCACCGCCGCCGCGCAGAACGCGGCGAGCATAAAAAACCGCGCCCAACTCTGCCGGGTGCGTCTTTCGCCCTTTGGCGTGCGTTTAGTCGTATTATTGATGCTGTTCATCTCGGTCGCCTCCAACGCGATCGGGGTGGAAAGTGGCGCCGCCCTGTTTCCAGCAAGGCGGCGTCGCGCTTTTATATAATCGATAAATTATTAAAGGTCGTTAAGCGCGATGACCCAATTTGTCGCAGGGAACACGATGAGGGAGAGCCAACATGAACCACCCCAATCGCAACCGAACGGCGCGCGCGGAGCGGATCGTCGATGTTGTGCTTCGCGAATTTGGGCTGATCCACAAAATATCGATGCGCGACGCGATGGTGGCAGCATGTGCCGCCGCTTTGATCGATAGGGAGGGTCCGCCCTGCTTGTCGGCGCTCGCCAGCGGCGAGGCGTGCCAGCCAGACGAGTCGTTAAAGCGGCGTTGCGCGATCTGCGGCTTTGTCGTTGATCTGCAATTCGCCGCTGATAAGCCGACTGTGAGGATGCGGCCATGACCACCAGCCTTGTCGCCTTGGCTGGCCCGCCTTTAATATCGAGTTGGCGCTGCACAAGAATGATCCAGTCGCGTTTTTGGTGGGTTTGGCTAGTGATGCGTCCGCCGCGCCCAAGCAACGACAACTAGACGGGGGTGCCACGCCATGACACAGCTTGAGGCTATCGCCGAGGCGGTCGCCGCCGAGCGTGAGCGCATAGCGCAGCGGGTCAGTAAGAGAGTAATCGTGCGGCTTAGTGTTGGGCGCGATCCGCTGGTTGAGGTCAACGAAATTATCCAAGACCTCGCGCACGATATCGCTACTGATTGGGATTACGAATGACCGCCCCCGTTTGCCAAGACGCCATCGAACTGAGCCTGCCTCGCTTTGTAGGCGTCACTGTCGGGCAGCGGGCCGTCGTAAGGTACGAACTCCCGGCTGTCGCCGCTCGCGTGTCCAAACTGGACACACCAGATCATATCGACCGGGTCGCGCCCGTTGCACTTCTTACACGCGCCATGCTCCTCGCTCCACACGACCCAGTCTGTCATCCTATCCCCCCATGATCTGCCCCTGCCGCTATCAGAACCCGCCGCCAGTCATCTGCCTCGACTGCGGCGGCACTGGCATCGCCCATTGCTGCGAGGGCATGAGAGAACAGCCCGTCAGCGATCCTCGGCCTCGAGCACTCTCCGCATCGCCGTGGTCAGCTTGTCCACCAGCTCATCAGCGTGGCTTGTGCTTAGGCTGCGAAATAGTCGCATACCACTCGGCATAGTCTTCTCTGGTCATCGGGCGGAATTCGTCGCCGGGAAAGTCCTGCAGCAGGAAGGCGCCACACCGTCCGCATATACTTACATAGGTGCCGTGGATTTTAGTTATATCTACCGGCGCGCTCTCGCCTGCCGATCTAATGTCCACATGAATATAACTGCGCCCTGGCGCATGATCATTACTACATTCCGTCATAAAATCCTCCTATGGCGGTAAGAGGAGCGGGATGGGAGGAGCCAGCCGGTTTGGACCCGGTTGACTCCCCCCTAATACAGACCTATGTCCTCTTGACGATGATCCGTAAGACGACGAGTATCCGTATCAGGAGCTTGCGATGTTCGCGCATCGCAGTCCTCCTTCCAGATGCCGGTCAGCCACTCTGACCGGCGTTTTGCTTTTAGGGGGTTACCGCCATCCGAGCAAGCGGCCCGGCCTGGCCATATCAAAACTTTGGGCCATGACCGCCGCGCCATGCCGCCCAAGCCACTCCGGCGCCCGGCCCAGCCTTGCCTCTACCGCCACAGCGGGCCTTGGCTTGCCGCGAGCCAGCCACAACCCACCCCGCCTCAACCGCCGGGCCATGCCCAACCTCACAGAGCCGGGATGAGGCGGAACCTGCCTAGACCGCCGAGCCACACCATGACCGTGCCCAGTCCTAGCCGCGCCCAGCCCTGCCTTCGATCGAGCCGATCCCCGCCCTGACCGCCGCGCCGACCTAACCTGGCCATCCGCAGACCTAGCCACGTCACGACCGCTGCGCCACGAAGCGCCGAACCTCGAGCATGCCGCCCCATGCCTGGTCTAGCCACGACCGCCAAGCCTAACCCCGCCGTTTCACTCCACACGTAGGCTGACCCCGACCGCGCCTCCGAGCGACGCCACGCCAAACCCAGGCAAGACCGTCCGTTCGCAGCCCGGTCGTTCCCCGCCATGACCGCCGTGCCATGCCGGAACCGGCGCGGCCAAACCTTGGGTCACCTTGCCATGACCGCCTGTCCTAACCCGGTCATGCCTCGCCCAGACCTTCCCCACCGTGGCCTGCCCGACCTGAAACCGACCATGCCTGACCCCGCCGTAACCGCCGGACCTCGCCTTGCGCGCCGCACCCAACCATTCCTTGACCGACCACGACCGCCACGCCTGACCGCGACGCACCCTGACAGACCCCAACCGGCCCCGCCCCAGCTTGCCGGATCCAGCCCAGACCCCGCCGCTCCTCGACCGCCTGACGCCGCCTTTCACGATCGTGCCCCGCCTGGACCGACCACGACCGCCCCGCCGGGCCAAACCTAACCTCTGTGAGCCTCATCCAGCGCAGCCCAACCACGCCTCAACCGGCCAAACCGGGACCGCCGGCCCAAGCCTCTCCCAACCCGTCACAGACACGATCTATCCCCGACCACGACCGCCGCGGCCTGCCAAGCGCGCCTAGCGCTCCTTACCGAGCCGTGGCCGACCACGACCGCCGAGCCACGTCATGTCTATCCGCAAGCTGCCCGTCCCAGCCACGACCGCCCGTCCAAAGCTCTCCCAGCTCAGCCCATCCCCGTCAGAACATGCCTAGACCGCCTAGCCGCGCCACGTCGCGCCAGGCCGGGCCGATGCGAACGAAGCCCAATCACGACCGCCGGACCCAGCCCCGCCAGACTGCATCAGAAACAAGACCAGCCCCACCCAGCCTCGACCGCCGTAACGCTCCTAGCCTAAAACGCGCCACAACCGCCAAGTCGGTCCACTCCCCGCCCCGCCCCGCCAGACCTGGCCTGGACCGCCGATCCAAGACCGTTTCCTTCGAAACCCAGCCACGATCGCAACCGCCGAACCAAGTCATGCCCTGCACGACCGAGCCTTGACCGGCGCCGCCGCACAGCACCCATCCCTGTCTGGCCGCAACCGCCCAGCCATGCCAGCCACGCCGGAAATCACCGGACCCGGCCTCGCCCCGAACGGACCCGAACGCGCCATTCCAAGCCTCTGCGTCGCTCGCCACGACCGCCGCGCCACACCGGGCCGCGCCCAACCTAGCCGTCGCCGAGGCGTTCCTTACCTTGCCTAGCCCGACCGTTACCGCCCGGCACGCCTTACATCACCGAGCCGATCCCAAACCGACTTTGCCACGACCGCCCGCGCTGCCACTCCTGGGCGCACCAAGCCGATCCTTGGCCAACCACGCCCCACCGCGACCGCCACGCCACGGCAGACCTCGTCCGGCCTAGCCTGCCCAGACCAATGCATTCCCTGTCTGGCCACGACCGCCGCACCGCACCCCGCCTTTCACGATCGCGCCTAACCTGAAACTGCCAAACACAGAACGCTACCGCCGGGTCGAACCCCGCCGGGCCATCCCTCACCAGGCCACATCCTCACCCCTCCCAACCGACCATTACCGCCGTACCGGGCCGGGCCAAGCCGTGCCTTTCCACCCCGAGGCGTACAACGCCTTGCCGAATCGATCCTTACGATGACCGCCAAGCCGTGCCCAACCTTGTCTGGAGCGGGCCGTGCCCCACCAGTCGCTACCGAGCCATGACCGCCGCTTCCGTGACGCTGCCACCGGGCGCAGCGGGCACCCGGTGGTCAGCCATAAAACGCACCAATCGGTGTCTAAGGATGAAAGTCCTCCCCATTTTGTTGAACCGGCAAGGCCTCGGTAACACTACCGGGCGCTACCAAGGTTTCATCGCCCGCGCGGAAGAGCATCTCCTCGTCATCCGTCTCGATGTCTTCCGGCTTCTCTTTCTCCGGGTCGATGCCCCTGCGGCCCAACTCTTCGAGATACCAACCCATCAGCTCTTCGCTTTCGGAGTTAGAGCAGATCGGGGTTTTTAGCGCCTCCTGTTGCGCCAGGAAGCCACCCTCGCGCATGATGTCGAGCAGCTCCGCGTCGTCAGGATCGGCGAGGCGGAACGCGCCATATTCACCGCCCTTCTCCACCCGCCAGTCACCAAGCCCGCAAATAAAGCCAGCAGCACCGAGGAGTTGCGTGACTTTGGTCGCGGAGAGCATCGGTTCGGCCCAAAGCAGGGTGATTTTCATCGCCCAGCGATCGAGCTTGGCGCGAGTCCTGACGTCTGGCGTTCGGCTAATTCCAGCCATCCGCACGACCGACATATCGAGCCGAGGAAGCCCCCACAGCGACACCTTCTCGGCGGGCGATCTGACCAGTTGCTTGATCTCGGTCTTGCTCGCCGACGTCGGCATTCTCAGCGCCGCCGAAGCGACCGACATCTTTGGCGCTGAGCCGATCATTTCAAGAAGCGTCTCGCCCGCTGCGAACTGGCAGATGTAAGGCGAGTCCCGATATTCCGCGTAAGGCGCATGTTTTAATCGAGTCGCCTTTTGCGTCTTGCTCATCGGGCCGTGCGGCAATAACAGCTCGCGCTTTGCTTTGGCCGCCATCCGGTTGCAGTAGAAGGGCGTGGTGCCGACTAAGCAATACGAGCCGCTCCCCTGCTTCAAATCCATGATGTCGATTTCGACTGGTGCTGCAGCAGCTTTAGTTGTACGTGCCATTGCTTTGTTCCTTCCTTGGGGATTAAAGCTTCGAAGTGGGCGAGGCTGGTCGTTTGCACCGACTGGCCTCGCCTTTTGGTTTACGCTTCGCCTTGAGGCTGGTCTTGGATGCCAGCTTGCCGGACGACGATCTCAGCCAAGCGGATGATCTCGTCGACTTGCGCCGTGGTGCCGAGGACGGTGGCGACGGCGCGGGCGCGCTTGGCGGCACCCTTGACGCGAGCCATCTCGTCGACGACGACGTCCCGTGAGCGTGCTTCCTCGCCCCGCACCCGCAGGATGTTGCTGTACTGACCGGACGCCTCCGGGTCGCGGACATAGCGGACGACATCGAGGTCGACGTCGCGCACCGTGACCTGAACCTTGACGCGGCGGATGAGCAGGCAAGCCTGGTTGATGCGGTACTGCTTCGCGGCTTCGTTGTCGTCCCATTCGAAGAAGCCGTGCATGGGCGAGTTAACATCGCGCGCCCGCTCGACCACGTCGTTGGGGTCGAGGTTCCCGTTTTCTCGCTCGAGGCTTTTTATCTCCTCGGCGACTTGAAGCATGCTAATCATGGTTTCACTTCTCCTCGCGGTTATCCCCTCGGGTTTGCGAGCGCCCAACTAAGCCGTTGATTGCGCTATGTGCCCTTTGGGGGTGGTTTGCAAGGCTAAGTGATTGATTTACTGGCGTTTCGCGTTAATCCCGCGATGTCGGTAAACCATATCACCGCCATTGCAAAATCAAATAGTTACGGCAGCAGTTCGCAAACCTTTTCGTTGGTGGTTTGCAAAACATGCCCAGGAACGGCGCCCGGTGGCACCACGTTGCGAAAATGCGAATCCTTGTCTGGCGGGGTCGATCGGACGATCACCCGGTCGCCGAGAGGATGGCTCATCCCGGTCATCAGGCTCTGGATTGATGCCGACAATCCGTCCTCTCTCCTGCTGACAGAGATCTTGAGGCGGACGCGATGCTGGTCGAGGCGCGCGATGACTTTGCTGTTGCGCCAGGCCCACATGGTGTTCCAGACCAGCTTAAGCAGCTCCTCGTCGTTGTCGACGATGGCAAATACTGTCGGCATGATCTTCCTCCCCCTTCAGTTCGGTTTGGTGTTCCGGTGCAGATCGCCGTAAATCAGGTTCGTGAGAGCATTCTTCGCCTCGGTTTCCCGCAGCTTCGGGATTGCCTCTTCCACTGAGCCGAACGCGGTGCGGCGCACCTCGTAGCGCCACGTCGCGCGGTTCGCGTCGCAGATCGCGCACCAAGGATTGATCTCGCCGCTCTTTAATAATTCGACGACTTTTCGGCGCAGCGGGGCGCGCACATTCGTCTCGGCCTCGGCGTCGCTTTCGGCCAGGCCGATCTCCCCGATGATGCAGTGCCGGTCGGGGCAGAGGCACTGGGCGATCCAGACGCGGGACTCGCTCATGCGACCACCTTCAGCGCCGCCGCACGCTTCTGCCGCTCTGCGAGCACGGCCTTTTGCGCTCGCGCTGCGGCCCGTTCCTTGTTGTGCTTCTTGCCATAGACCCGCGAGAACACGCGCTCGTCGAGGTGCCCGGTGACCCGCATGGCGTCCTGATTGGCGACGCCGGTATCCATAGCGTCGGTAACGAATGTGCTGCGCCCTCCATGTATCGTGAAATCGCTGGGCAGTCCCGCGGCCTCGGCCCATCGCCGCCATTGCTTGCCAAAGGCGCTGGACAGCCACGGCCTGCCAGAGCGGTTGCGTAGGAACGGCATTGTCGCTCGTCCCTGCAGATTGACGACGCTGTCGTCGGCCTGCGGGAAGGCTTCCAACACCTCGCACATGATCGGATCGCCATAGACGTTGGCGACTTGCGGTGCGCCGGTTTTCACTCGGGTGATCCAGAGCACGCCGCCCGTGATGTGGGCCGGCGAGAGCACGATCAGCTCGGCCCGGCTAAGCGCGAACTGATAGACGAATTCGAACGCGGCGCGCGCCATCGTGCCGATCGGGTAGGTGCTCCTCCACGCCTCGACCTCGTCCTGGGTGTAGGGGCGATGGCTGTTGCTCTCGACCTCCTGATGCTCGATGCCGATGAGCAGATCGTCCTTCAACCAGTCGCGGATCTTGCCGACGTGGATGACGTTGCTGAGAACCGACAGGAAGGTGTTCGCCTGCGGCTTGCGATCGGACTTCACGACCTCGTCGTGGAGCTTGAAGATCGACCAGCGGGTGGTGTTCTTCATCAGCTCGTCGCCGACGACGGCGCGGAGAAGATCGATCCACGGCTGGTAGGCTTTTTTCGTGTTGTCGGCCTTGACGGCATATTTGCTGGTCCCGAGGTAGTCGTCGATCGCGGCGTTCCACGTTCCCGCGGGGTGCCGACCTTTCGGCGCGCCGGGATCCGGCTCGATGGGCATCGGCTTGCCATCACGCGCGGCCTCGTACTGCGCCTTGAACAGCTCGGGCTGTTTGACCGGGTCCGCGGTGATCGGCACGCTGCGGCCTTTGTAGCGGTAGTAGCATCGTCTCTTCCCGTGGCGGTCGGTGAAGGGGTGAAGGTGCGGCCAGAGCTTTTTGTCAGCTTCAGACCTTCTTTGGCGGTAAAGCATTCTTCATGCGCTCCAAGATGCGTTTATCGGCGTCTGTCGGGCGATCGGTGCAGTGCTCGACGTCGTCGCCGGTAATGACTTCGACTCCGTCCTTGCGGACCACGACCCGGTGGACAGACTTCCCTGCCGCCTCGACGGCTTTGATCGCCGCCGTTACGTCTCGTTGCCGGAAGGTTAGTCGATCGCGGGCCATAACTAGTTGTCCACATATGAGGTTTGCAAACTTTTCCGGTGCGGCATTTAAGCTGCGACGCGATCGTCGATCGGCTCGACAACCCCGCCGGTCAGCCAGTAGGAGCGGCCAAGCTCTGCGACGGCGAGGTCCGGCATCAGACTGCGCCGGGCCAGCGTCATGGTGACGAGCGCCGGAACGTCGATCGTGCCGAGCATCGAAAACAGTTGGCCGCGCGACGGCGCGTCGAGAACGTCGGCGCCGTCGAGGACGACGAGCTGCGAGCCGTCAAGCTGCGCCATAGCGACCGCCAGAATGGCGCGCACCCGGTACTGCTCCGAGGTCGAGAGCAGCCCATAGGCGCGGTCGCCGTAGCCGATATTGCCTGCGTCGTCGACGCGCACCGCGAGCCACCCGGCGGCCCGGCAGAGGTCGGCCAGTTGCGCATCGAAGACGTCGATCACCCGGCCCAGCTTCTTGGCGCGCAGCCCGTCGCTGGCGAGTAGATCGATCACGATCTCGTTGCCCTCGATCAGCCGGTGCAGCCGATCGGCCTCGATCTTGGTGCGGTGCTCGGCGAGCCGCTTCTCGGCCCGTTGGAGCTGCTGCTCGGCGGTCGCGATGTCCACGCCCGTTTCGACGGCACGGGGCCAGTTAGCGATTCGTTCTTTCGCGTCATTCGAGCCGCGCACCGCGGCCTCGGCGTTTGCCACATCCTTGCGGGCCTGCTGCAGATCATCGTTGGCGTGCGATAGCTTTCCGTCCGCTGTGGCAATTGCGTCACGTCGCTTCTGCAGCTCCTTGCTATCCAAGGCGATATCGTCGGCTTTCTCATACCTCGTCTCAACCAACGACACCTTGTTGATGAGGATCGGTTGGCCGCAGTACGGGCACGGGATCGTCTCCGGCTTTCCCGCTGGCGGGAGCGCGGCGCGATGCTGCTGCGCCTGCTGATAGGCCGCGGTGTACTCCTCGACCCGCGTGTTGGCCCGAGCGAGCGCATCGTGGCGGACGTCGAGAAGGTCGGCTTCCTCCTCGAGCCGTGTCCGCTCGGCTGCGGTGACCGCCTGGGCGCTCAGCGCGCGATCGCGCTCGGCCTGCGCGTTCCTGACAACGGTGGCGAGTTCGGCCTCGTCCAGCTCGGCCAGATCGGGCCGCCATGACCCCGCGACACGCGAGCCGTAATTCGCGCCGGTCGCCCCTCGCCATTGCCCCTTCATCTCGGCGCCGCGCTCGCGCCGGGCCTGCACCGCGCCATCCCAGCCGCTCTGCTCGATGATCGGCCAGATGGACTTGAGCACGACCTCGGGGTCCAGCCCGGCCTCGCCTAGCGCTGCCGCCAGATCCTCGCGTGTCGGGTCGGCGTGCAGATAATCGGCAAGGACGCGCAGCCGATCCTTCGGAGCCATCTTGACGATCGACTGCAGGCCGACGGCGAACTCGCTCGCCTGCGGAGGGCGACCACCGCCGGTCGTGGCGCGCGCAGACGGCCATTCGACCGAGCAAGAGCCGTCGTTGGTTGACACCTCGACGACGCTCATCGTCGCGCCGATACGAACGAGCGCACCCGCGGCATTGGCCCGCATGCCCTCGATCGGGAGCGTGTTGCCGGTGAGCGCCGAGCCGACCGCCTGGGCGATCGAGCTTTTGCCCGCCGCGTTCAGCCCGCCGATCAGCGCGATCGGCGAACACGAGAACCGCCCGTCTGCGCAACCGCGGAAATTGCGGACGGCTACATCAACGCTGGTGACCATTGTTGTCCCTCACGAAAAGAAGCGTATGGAGCGCGGCGCTCATCGCCGCGAGCTGTCGGTCGGCGAGCTGCTGGGTCATCTTCCGGTCGGCGATCCGGCGCGGGTAGACCCGGCGGCGCAGCGCGATCTCGCGCTCCACGCACGCGATCTGCTCGTCGATGCCGATCGGGAATAGCTCGGTCATTGTCCCGCCCTCGCCCGCGCCAACCCGTCGCGCAGGCTGGTCACGACCTTCGCCCAATCGGCGCGAATTTCCGCCTTGTCGTCTTCGCTCATCGCGAGCGTCGACCAATCCAGCGAGTCGACCTCCATCTTGAACCTCCACAAGGCGACGAACAGCCGTTCCTTCGTCGACGGGACCGGCGGCTTCTCGGGCTTTGGCTTCGGCGACGCGACGTAACCCGACATCACTACACCTCGTCGAACCTGAACTTGTCGCGGTCGGTCCCGATCTTGCCCCACCGCTCCGCGATGTCCTCGGCGAGACGCATTGAGCCGCCGCGGATGTCGGTCCCGCCGCCGCGCGCCCCCTTCATCGCGACCTCGATCGCGCGCATCATCGACGCCCAGCCGATGTCGGCGAGGATGACGACAACCTTGGGACCGGCGACGCTCTCGATCTCGACCGCCTCGCCGCGCACCAGGGCTTGGAATTGCTCTTCGTCGATCTTGGCGTAAACAGCGTGTGGCATCCGAACTACTCCTCACACCTCGAACTGGACTTGTCGGCGACCGCTCGGTTGCTGTTGTTGCTGCCGCCCCTCCTCTGGTGGCGGCTTGTTGTCCTCGGTCGTAGGCGCCGGCTTGTTGTCCTCGGTTGCCGGGGTCGCCAACGGTGGCGGCGGATCCGCGTCCCGGGTGCGGCGCGTGCGGCGCCGCGTTCCCTGCTGCTGCTGCTGCTGCCCCGACGGGGCGTCACCTTCGCCTGTGGGCTGGGACACCACGGCTTCGAACCAGTCCGCGACTTCGCTCATGCCGTCCTTCAGCGACATGAAGACCTTGCGCAACATCACGATCTGCGCCGGTCGCACAGCGTCGAGGCGGCGTTGTATCCGCGCCTCGATCTGCGGCTGGGTGACGCCCATTTCGGCGAACGCCTCGACCAGCTTCTTGATGCCGTCGGGGGTGACGTCGGCGGCGGCATGCATCGTCCGCTCGCACTGCTCGAGGGCGGCCTCGGTGACGTCGCCAGGGATTACGGTCAGCAGCACGGCGCGCTTGCGGCGCTGGCCCATGTTCGCGATCAGCTCGTAGATATCGCGCTCGTCGGTGAGCTGGTAGCCGCCCTGGCGGGTGTCGCGCCAGTGCCGCACGGGGAACTGGCGCTCGTCGTAGTAGCCGCTCTCCAAGTCCCACGCGTAGGCGACGCACTCCGAATACTCGCCCGATCGCGACATCACCTTGAGGCCTGACGCGATGTTGCCCCACCTCTGGGCAATCGCCTCGGCGAGCCGGATCGAGGGACCGCGGATATCGGTCCCGCCGCGCGCATACTGGTAGACCGCATTGTTCGCCAGAGAGGTCCGCGTGCAGTCGTTGAGGATCAGCTCCATCGACCGGATCGGGTCGCGCGGGTTGGCTCTGGCGACAATCAGCCGGGCCTGAATTTCGGCGATAGCCTTCTGCTGCTCGACGGCGACGATCCCGCGGTTGCCGGACGCATTGACGGCAATCTCGCCCGCGGAGAACGGGTTGGCTTCGCGTGGCGGGAGCAGCGTGGGCCGCGCGGCGGGGGTGTTGTCAGCCATATCTTTTGCGTCCTTCTACGATGTCGCTATGCGCAGCCTGGGCCTCGTCAATCGACGCATAGGCTTCGCCATCAGGATCAAGCGTTTTCGGGTCGAGGTATCCGAGACGCTCCGCAACTTGCATGATCGTGTTGGCCTGACCTTCCCGGTGAAGAACCGCCATCAGCCCGGCGCATTGCTGCGTCTTTGGCCCGTTGACAACTGGTTGCCCATCATCGTCATAAAGTAGCGTCTTGTGACACTGAAAAGCAGGCGACCGGAAAATCTCGTCGAGCCGTCGTTTCGTCATGCCAAACAAGCGCCCCTGCCCGATCCGAAACGGACAGTTTGAGCATGGACGCTTTAGGTCAAACATCATTGTCACTTCCCCTCTTGCCTTCGTGGCAAAACTCGGTGCCGGGCGCCCGAAAATTCAGTCGCGCAAATTGACCATAGAGCCGTATCGCAGCGGTGTCATAAGCGATAGCGGCGGCGACCTCAGAAGTGAATGAGCCAAGGTGTATCGTGCGCCTGTTAGGGTCTTTAATCTGTGCTACCCATTTCAGGTTGTCTTGTCGTTTATGGACGCCCTTGTATTGTGACAGTCCGGTGATTTTCGGGCGATTGGCGTTCTGCTGCGATTGGGTCGCTAACCGAAGATTTTCGCGGCGGTTGTCGAGCCTGTTGCCGTTGGCGTGGTCGACCGTGGATGTATCGGGCGCAAGCAGAATGAGACGGTGCATCAACACCTTCATTCCGCCGCGCCGACCCCACAGGTCGCACATCGCATAACCATTACCGTGGAGATACCACGTCCGTTGTGACAGCCAGTGGTAGTCCTCGTCAGATACGAGGACTTCCTGTCCCGTGGAAATGGCGATAATCTTAGTCATCTTTTTCCCTTCGACCTTCATGGCAGAAGTCACTGCCGAAAGCCGGGCAATACTTCGGCGAGCACAACATCGAGGCCGGGTTCGCGAGGAACGCCCACGGGTCGCCCGGTTTGATGCGCCGCGCCTCGTCGCCGTGCCGGAAGGTGTTCAGGTCGGCCTGAATGTGGCGGATGATGTTCGCCGCCGCTGACTCGGCGTGGGCGATGATCGTCTGGGTCGACTGCGGCGCCGGCTGCGGCTTGCCCTTGCGGACGCGGGGAACGTAATCGATCGACGCGCGCTCGATGTTGAGGTTGTGGCTGCGCGCGAGCAGGGAATAGCCGCCGAGCTGCGGAGCGAACGACATCGGCGGGCGGGCGCCGGTCTTGAGATCGCGGATTGCCCCAGGCTCGCGACAGATGAGGTCGGGTTGCCCCGTCAGCACGAGCCCCGGCTCGACCTCGGCCTCCAGGCGTTCCTCGACCTGTATCGGGTTAATGGTCTGCGCCACGGTGTCGTAATAGACGCCGGTCATGCGCGCCACCTGATCGACCGCCTCGCCGATGTTGTGCGTGACGCCCTTCGGCCCGTCGAATTGGATGTCGCCCTCTTCGAGCTGGAAGTCGAGCATCTCGCGGCTGATCTCGAGGGCGTCGGCGCGCGACGGCAGCGTCCCGGTCCTCGCCTTGACACCGAGGACCGAGGTGCTGCCTCGATGAACCGAAGTCCCGGCAATCGCGCCGATGCCGCGCACGATGTAGCGCAGCATGAAGCCGGCGGCGCGGATCTCTTGCCAGAACAGTTTCGACGCGCCGCGTCGCGGGCAGTCGGGATAGCCGGTCAGCGCCGAGCACCGGATGACGGTTACGGTCATTCGAGCACTTGATTGAGCTGCTCGACAAAATCGATCAGCCGCTGTTCGCCGCGGAAATAGAACGTCACCGCGTTGCGATCGTCATCCTCCGGTGTCGAGTGGTCGAGCAGTTCCTGCGGGCTGTGCAGCCATATGCGCAGACCGATAAATGCTTCGCCATTGCGCGAGGTCGCCGGGATGATCTGGCAACCCTCGCCCATTTCTTCCTCATAGATATTGATGCGCATCTGTCACCTCCAGATCTGCCGATCAAACACGATCGCGGTCCCGGCGATCCAAGGTACATCTTCCGGGTCGCCGCCCTTGGCGCGCAACCAGTTCGCCCGATAGATCGCGGTCGCGGCATCGTTCCGCGGCTTGGGACCGCCCGCGCGGACATGGCCCAGCTCGTCGACGAACATGTCGCGGTAGTCGGCGTGCGAAACCATCACGGCCTGCGCCATCGCCGGGGCGAGCACGCGGACATGCTCCAGCGGGCCGCCAACGATCGGCTCAACCAGCGCCTTGATCTGGTCGACTGTCGGGTTCTCGGGCCAGTCGATACTGCCCGCGCTGACCGAGCTGTCTGTGTGATAGACGGTGTAGGTGGTGTTCATGTGAGCGCCTCACTTGTTTACCACTTGATCCCATGTGCGGATGTAATCCCGATCTGCATCGGACGCCCCTCACGCTCGGCGGCGAGTCCCTCATAAATCGCGCCGAGACACAGACCGATCGTCATCGCCAACCTGGCGTCGACGTCGCTCCCCTCGGGGATCGGGTAGGCGCTTTTCAGCCGCTCGCGACACTCGCGCAGCAGCGCGCGCACTTCGTCGTTGTTCATACTTCCTCCCCTCCGCAAAACTCCCACCATGCGGCGCCGAACTTGCCCGGGTAATCGAAGCCGAGGATGCACATCGCCCAGCCCGAGCACACTTCACCGTCGCGATCGTGCTGGTGACAGTAGAACGCCTCTCCCTCAATCACACACTTCAGCGCGTCCAACTGCGTCGCGGGCGAGCCGTTCGCCAGGTGCGGCCCGAGACGGAAGGCGCACGAGCTACACCGCGGCGGTATTTCGGGAAAGAGCAGCCGCGCCTTCGGTTCGGCCTCGTCGCAGTATGACGCCATCCTGCGCCCGGCCTCGGCCCCCTCGATCGTCCGGACGTTGCGGATCCTGTTCATGGCTTACCTACCAGTTCTTCTAATCGCGCGATCGCCTTCGCCATGCGGTGCTCGCTGTTGCGCCGTTCGTGCCATGCTGCGATGGCTTCACGGCTGGCGGTGATCAGCTCGTCGCCAAGCTTGCGCCCAATGCTCTCGGTCGCGCCGGACCTCGTGATCGCAGCGCGTACCTCGTCCCGCTCCATCGCCCTGCGGGCGTGTTGGCGCGGGTCGTCGTTCATAACTTCAACGTCAAGATGGCGAAGAGACACCACACGGCGACAGAGATCGCGACAGCGACACCCACGCCCCACACCCGCCACCAGTTCCACCGGCTGCGGCGCGACGGCAGGCGGCTCAGCCCGTTCCGCATGTTCGCCCACCCGGGGTCCATCACGGCCCCCTGCTGCGGCGCGAGCGCGGGCGCGGGCCGAGGTCAATGCCGGTCTTCTCCAGCACGCGGACCACATTCTCCCGCTTGTAGGTTTTGACCGGATCCTCGGGCTTGAACCATGACCAGACGGTTTTGCGGGAAATCCCAAGGAAATCGGAGAACTGATCCACATTCATGTGGCTGTCACGGTAGTATTTCTTCAGCGCGTTCATGCCGTATGCCTGTGGCGTTATCATGCCCGCGCCTCCGTTGTTCTTGGTGAACAGCCAGGTCTGTACGAGTTTCCCTTTCGCATCCATGCGTTGGAACATGATGTCGGCTTGAGCCATGCCACCTCCCTTCCCGGAATTCGTTGATTCCAGGCTCCGGTTCCAATGCCCCATCACGGGGTTGCCAGCCTTAAGGGGTGCTCGCTGCTGGCTTCGATTTCCCCCCAACACCTCGGCCTGTTGCCGATCCGGCGGGAAACATATGCATTTTTTTTCGCGTAACGAACTATGTCAACTACCTTTAAGGTACGTTACGTCAATGTTACGTTGTTAATAATATGACGGAGTGGCAAAGCCACCGAAAATTCACAGCTTTTTCGGCCTAATGTTACGTTGGGTGATTTGGAAAAAAAATTTAACAACTTCCCGTGATGCTCAAAATTAGTCTCCGAGCGGGGTATCGGGCCGAAATTTGGCATTGACGGGGAGATTGGACTGGCGAAGTCTTTGACGCCGTCCACTCTAGGCGGGGGGAACCGCCATGAAATCCGCCGTGCAGCGCCCTGCCGCACTTGACGCAAAAGTAAGGCTAGCAGAAGCGCTGCTGCTGCGTTGTCGCCTAAGTCACGAACTCGACAAAAAATTGCGATATTCGGCAAAAAAAATCGGCGGAATTTTAACCGAACACCCGTTCCCGTTGGACCACGAGTTCGCGGTGGCACCGGCAAGATATCGCAGCGAGCGCTCGCAGATCGTTCAATTCAATATGCTGCCGGTTGGTCGTTATGATCCCCTGCGCGGCCAAGCCCCTCATCAAGCGCTGCAAATAGCTCCGGTTCGCCGGGAGCATCTGCGCGATAACCGGCACCGAAAGCTGGATGTGGGCATCTTCGATCGTGTCGAAAATATGCAGCATCAAGCGGGCGAAACGCTGCTCGATCGAATGAACGCTGCGGCACGCCATCGATTGAGCCATCGTTCGGTCCATCAGATGCACCAATGCCCGGAGCCGAGCAAACAGCGGTGGATTCTGCTCCATTGCAGCCAATACGCGCTCGCGCGGCACGCGCCAACCGAACCCGCCGATGCGGACCAACAATTCGTGCAGCCCCTCTGGGACTTGAAAGAGTGTATGCCCGCCGAGCAGCGCTCTACCGCCCTCCATCATGTCGACCCGTTGCCCGTCGCTCAACGTAAATACCAGCGAAACCAACATCTTTTCGGGCAAGATGAAATGCGTCACCGGGTCTTCCATCCGGTAGATGACCTCACCGGCACGCAACTCCACCAGCTCAAGCGGTTCGAGCAAGGCACGCTGATCCGGTGTCAGCACGCGAAGAAGGCGATTGCTGGTTGCCAGCATCAACCCTCATTAGCGCGTTCTAACCGCACCGTCGACTCGCGTTCGCGTGATGGGCGAGCGCCTCGAGATGTCAGCCCAATAAAATGACCGCGCCAATGGTGCCACCTGATGCTGATCTCGGGCATTTCCCGTGGTTCCCGATCTTGCGCACGCGGTTGTTCAATTCGTCGTTTAACGCCAAGGCAACCGACACCGAATGGCGCGCGGGAGTGACACTCTGGATAAAGTCTTACGACCAACTGCCGAGCGGCTCGCTGCCCAATGACGACATCGAATTGTGGCGGCTCACCGAGGTGAAGGGCAACCTGCGGACATGGCACCGGATCAAGCCGATGGCGCTCCACGGCTGGGTACTGTGCGACGACGATCGGCTCTATCACCCGTTAATCAGTTTGATCATTAATTCGGCAAACATTGAAAAAGTTTCTAGCAAACTAAACGTGAACGGTGGCGGAAACGCTCCGCGCGCGATGAAGGGAAAAGAAAAGAAAAGAGCCCCCCCTTTAGCCCCCCCCACGAATGGGGGGGGCATCCCCCCTTTGCGATTTCGCAAATCACGGCAAGGACCGATGACGACGTTGCACGAAGGAGGCGCGCGTGCCGCTGACGCTTGGATCGCTCGACAGGAACGCAGCGCGGGAAGTGGCAGCGCTGGTGACAAAACTGCTGGGCCATTACTGGACGGGCCAGGAACACGCCGCCGCACGACAGGCGCAGATTGAGGACTGGATCGATGACCTCGCCGAGTTTGGTCCCGCAGTGGTCGAGACGGCTTGCACCGAATGGCGTCGAGGTGAACATCGGCGACCGCTGCCGTCCGACATCCGCGCTCTGTGCGTCGAGGAACGGGACGCCCGAGCATGGCGAGCGACCCGCGCTCTACCGCCGCCGGTTCCCATGCTGACCCAGCGCCAAATCGACGAAGCCGAGGCGCGCCGCCTCGATGTCGAGATCAACGAGGCGCGATATGCGCGTGGTGACGCTTGGCGGCGCGGCGCCCTCGCCGAATGGGAAGCCGCCAACGGTGAACGGCTGGCCGGGGCTCGCCAGCGACTACGAGAGCTTCAACAAGAGGGAGTGACACAAGATGGACGGTGACAACATTGGCCACGCACTTCGCGGCTACGCTGACCGGGTAGTGAACCTGCACAAAGAGCGCAAAGAGCTGAACGACACGATCCGCGAGGTGTACGGCGAAGCGAAGGACGCCGGTTTCGACACCACCACGTTACGCGAGATCGTCCGCGAGCTGCAGATGGAACCGGAGGCGCGGGCGTCGCGCTACCAGTTGCTGAACGAGTACCGATCGGCGGTCGGGATCTTCGTCGACACCCCGCTCGGCCAAGCTGCCGAGGAAGCGATCGTCGAGACGATCGTCCGCGCCGAGCCGGCGGTCGAGCAGCCGATGACCGGCCATGCCGAGCCGATGGTCGTGCGCCCGGTGCCGTTCGCCACGCAGCCGGTTCGCCGCGGTCGACCGCGGAAGGATGCCCCCGGCAGCAAGCCGATGTTCGACGCATAGGGTCCGATGGCCCACCAGTTCAGCCTGTTCATGGGCGCAGTGCCGCCCGCTGAGCGCGACATCACACTGGACGCGACGGTCACTGACTGGATCGCAAACGGCCTGGTGATCGCGGAGCGGCATCTGCCCTATGGCGAGCTGATGGGGGAGGAGTTCAAGCGTCTCCCCGTCAGCCAGCCGGGCGACCCGAGCTGGTGGGGACAGTTGGTCCGCGAAGCCTTGCGCGTGGGGATCATTCGACCGACCGAACGGTTCGAAAAAGCCGAGGGTCGGCGCAACCACGGGCATCGCTACCGGGTGTATGTCCGAGGGAGGATGTGACGGAATGCTCTGCGTGGATCTTGCCGAACTTGCCAAGTTCATCACCGACGCCGTACCGGGCGCGAGCCTTACCTACTACCGGGGCATGCTCGCCAAGGCCGATAGCGAGCCTGTCAACGAGGTGCGCTGCCTCACCTTCACCGCGTCCAAGACCGGCTACTTCGACCTCGTGCAGCGGCGTAGGGCGAAGGACGACTACGAGTACTTCATCCGGCGCCGCCGCGCCCAGGAGAAGGGGCGGTGACCACTGCGCTGGTGATCCTGGCGCTCGTCGTCGGCATGTGGCTTGCCGATCGATGAACACCTGCGGCCTCGAGCAGTGCGCCGAGGAATGCCCGCGTATGGGTTGTTACATCGGTCGGCGTTGGGGAGACGGTATGCCGGCTGACTTCAAGCTCACCATGCCCGAGCCGCGCGAGCGCGACATTCACGAGGCTGTAGCGTCCATCCTCGACGAGAAGGGCGGACTGCTGCGACCGCCCGCCTTCGCCGTCTGTTATCCCGCCGGCATCGTCGAACTGTCACCACAACAGGCGGCACGCTATGTGCGCTGCGGGTTAAAAACCGGGATGCCCGACTTCCTAATCTTTTACCGGGGCGTGTATCTGATCGAGCTGAAGCGACGCGGCGGACAACTGTCACAAACGAAGATCGTGAAGACAAAGCACGGCGCGTTGCGCGAGGTCGTCGGTCAACGGGAGCGGTTCAAGCAACTGAAAGAAACTGGCGCGGTGATCGACGGCGCCATCTGCTACTCGGTTGACGGCGTGATCGACACACTCGAAAGGTGGCAGATCCCTCTGCGATATAGGGCTGTGGCCTGATGTTTGTTTATTGCATCACCAATAGCGTGAACGGCAAGGTCTACGTTGGGGTGACTGCGCGCCGAATCAAACAGCGATTTCAAGAACACCTAAAACATGCGCGCCGATTAAATACAGCCCTCGGGCGGGCAATTATCAAATATGGGGAAAAGCAATTTTCCATTCGTTTGTTAGCTACCGCCTCTTCGCTTGAGGAATTAGGGGAGTTAGAGATTGAATTTATCGCTCGCCTTGATGCCACATCACGTCATCGGGGATACAACATAGCGCCGGGTGGTCCTACGCAATTTGGCGTCCGCCGGACCGAAGCCACAAAAGCAAAGCTGCGGACCCTGGCGCTCGGAAAAACGCACAGCTTAGCATCGCGCGCAAAAATGTCGGCGGAACGCAAGCAGCGAGGTCTCCCCTCAACGCAACTCGACCAGATGCACGCGGCCTGGACCGCCAAGTACGGTAAGCGCCCAGGATGGAAGAAAATTTACCGACTCTCGGCGAAAAAGCGAGACGCTCGTTGGATTGTCAAATGGCTTGACGAGCGCGGAAGCCGCCGCACCAAGCTCTTTGGTGAAAAATCCGATGCGGTCGTTTGGTTAGATCGGATACTGCCAGGAGGAAGGATTGCGGTGGCACAGCTGCCGCTATTTGCTGGCATCGACGACCCGACGCCGTTGCGCGGGAGGATCGCCGCATGAGCACCATCACCATCAACGGTCACGAGCTGCAGCACCGGGTCGACAACCTTCATCTGGAACCCGATGACGTCATCGTCCTCAAGATCCCGATTACCATCACTAGAGAGCAGGCGGCGGCGCTACGTGAAGAACTGACCCGGCAGCTCGGGACCGCGCACAAGATTCTGGTGCTCAGCTACGGCCTCGATATTGCGGTCGCTGTCAGGGATCAGGTTGTCAGCGAGTACATGCGGATCAGGGGCGAGTTCGAGGACGCGATCCGCCTGCTGGGGGGCAACCCGTGCAAGGATTGATCATCAGATCGATCCAGCGTCTGCGTGAGTACCGGCACCGCTGGGCGCATCGGCTGCACTGGCAGCGGGGGTACGTCGTCAGTGGCTGGTCCGACGGCGCGATCTGGATCGCCTTCCGGTGCCGCGACTGCGCTCTCGTCACCGGGGCACACGTCGTCGAGGCACGGTGGGCGTGGCGACACACGTCACAGGCCTCGCCGCCGAGAGTGTGGTCGCGATGACCGGCGCGCCCGGCTTCTGGCTGCACGAGACATCCGGCGTGCTGCGCCCGGCGGTCGAGGCGTATCTGAACGGCATCGACTTGTCGGGCGACCAGATCGCCGCGCTGCGCGCCTACCTGCGCCAGTGGGTCATGGCGGAGGCATGGGATCAGAACCCCCACGCTACCGATACCGATCGGGAACTTCTCGCCGAGCTGCGCCAAGCGATCGACCGGCTTTTGACCAGCGAAGCGATCGATTTGTGGCTGTACGAGGCCTTTGCCATCGGGATCGATCCGCTATGAGCAGATCGTGGCCGGAACAGGCACCCCAGGTCGACGATCACGACGGGCCGCAGTGGCTGGTGGTGCGCTACCTCTGCAGCGCGCAGGGACCGGGGTTTGGGCGCGGCTGGTACGTGATGCGCGTCTGCCCGTGTCATGTCCGCGAGCGCCTGACGATGCCCTATCCCGACCGCGCGCGCGCCGAACGGGTGCGCCAGGTCATCCTGGGAGAGGTGACGACGCCGTCGACGCCGAGGCTGTTCTGGGACGCGGACGCCGAAGACCCGCAGGCGCCACCCCTGGCCGAGGGACAAATCTGGTTCGATCGCCATCGCCGCAACCACAGCGATCGCCATCTGCGGATCGGATCGGTTGGGGAAGATGTGGTGCTGGTCGACACCGTGGCCCGCCGAGCAGACGGGCAATGGGCTGTGGTGCCGGGAAAGCGCCCGAGCAGCCGGATTGCGGCGTGGCGGTTCGACACCGAGGAGCACTTCGCCTTTGTCGAGGAATCTCTCTGATGGGTGAAGCCAAACGGCGCAGGGATGCGATCGGTAAGGAAATCGGGACCGCGATCGACACGACGTCCGGCGCGAGCCTGCGCGCACGCTACGGCGGGCGGTTGAGCGAGTTCCTGTCCGGCCTGAAGCTCGACAAGCCCAACACGGTCCCGTGCAACGGCTGCAATGCCTGCTGCTATCACAGCCACATCGACGTCGACCCCGCCAAGGAACGCGCGGAAGATCTGGCGCACCTCGAGCTGGTCCCCTACCCAACCGGCGGCCTCGCCCTGCGCAAGCGCGAGGATGGTGCCTGCTTCCACCTCGGCCCGAGCGGCTGCACGGTCTACGCCCATCGGCCCCGCGCCTGCCGCTGCTACGATTGCCGGGTCTATTCGGCCATCGGCGTCATCGACACCTACGACGGCGACCGCCACAGCCCGGCCTGGGGCTTCGATCGCACCACCGTCGGCGAGCGCGTCTACGAAATGGCGCTCCGCTTGGCCGCGGCAAAGCACATGGCGACCGAGGCGAATTGGAACTCGAACACCGTGCTGGTCGCGGCGTTCGGCGGCTTCGCCGAGATGCTGCCAAAGGCCGAGGTGCTGATCGCCCGGTTCGAAAACCTCCCGCCCGCCGAGCGGGAGAAGATCATCAGCCACATCGAAGAATATTTCACCAAGCAGGCCGCCTGATGGATGGGATCGTCGAGATCTGCCACCGCGCCGTTGGGCGGCGCATCCACGACTGCACGCTCTGCCGCATCCGACCGTGGGACCGCGAGAACGGCGGCGGTTGGCTCCCGTGCCCACCCCTCCCCGTCCGAAAGGGAGGGTTTGAGCGGCGGGTGGCGTTCAGTGGCGACCTCTGCCAAGACTGCGGCTCAGCAGCGATGGTACGCACGGGGACGTGCATGACGTGCCAGAACTGCGGGTCGTCAAGCGGCGGCTGCTCGTAATGTCAAGGAGCTGTTCCATGCCTGACGATTCTTCCCGCCAAGAATGCCCCAATACCTCTGCACCGAAGGAAGACGAGAAGGGCGAGCGTCCCGGCTTGCTCCCGCCGTGCCCGATCTGCAACGGCTATCCGCCGCCATGCCCGTTGGGGAGGTCGTGCGAGCGATGACTGACCGGGCCGCCTATTTCGTCGTCGCCACGGTGATGGGCCGGTCGACCCCGGCGATCTACTGGGACGAGCTGCCCCGCGCGCCAATCCCCCATCTCGAGTACGTCACCAGGCTCGACGCCCTGCCGAACGGCAAGGCGATGCTCGCCGCGTCGCTGGCGCAGCTCTTCGCGGTCTACCGGGTGCTCAAGAAGCGCGGGAAGCTGCCGCCGCGGTGGGAGCCGCCGCCGAAGAAAAAGGATGAGGGGACGAAGGCGGCCTATGGGCATCGCGAGCTGTTCGCCCGCAGGTATCTCCCCGATGCGCCCGCCGAACCGTGGCCCGACCCTGAGACGGTTGGGTCGCGACGACGGTGATGGCTGATCCAGGGTGACGTCGCCACTACAGGGGGGAAATAATGGGTATTAAATCCCCCCTATGACGCCCACTACAAGGGGGGTTGGGGTGGCGACGCCACTACAAGGGGGGTGCGACCGGCGACCGTCTTAAACGCGTCCGCCAGGTCGGCAAGGCTGTACCCGTGCTCTGCCATGTGCGTCGGCGCGTCCGGCTCGTCGAAGTCGCCGCGGTCGTCAAGCTGCCACTCCCGCGCGCATTCCGCGGCGAGCGCTGCCGGGTGCGAGGCGGCCAACTCCTGCCGCGCCTCGGGGCTGTTGACGGCGATCGACCCGCCACCCGTGATCCACTCGCGGGCGATCGCATGCAGCATGGCCGTGCGCGTCGGGTACAGGACGCCCATAAACTGAAAGCTGTTTTCCATCACACCAATCCTCTGGTTTCTAGTTCGCCGGAAACGGCGTAGGCGTCGAGCGCACGGTGCGCGCGGCTCAGTAGGTCGATCGTTTCGCGAAGGTCGCCGATCTCGGCCTTTAAGGCCTTAGTCTCCCTTATCAGTTCCAGGGTTAGCGCGAGATAGCCCGCGATCCGCGAATGACCGTTTATCATTCGGCTGAGCGTCCCGACATCGATGCCGAGCCGCGCGGCGAGGTCAGCCTGGCTGATGCCAAGCTCCCTCATCGCTGCGCGAAGTTCGTCCGTCGTCATGGCCGCATGACCCGCATGAAGCTGTCGATGGTCATGTGATTACCTGTGCTTCGATCTCCTCGACGCTGCGCTCGTCAAGTGGTTCGTCGGAGAGGATGATGCTGACGCTGGTTACGATGCCGTAGGCGTCAGGGCGGTTGTAGATCGTCGCTGCCATGCGTGTCGCTTGGTCGAGCGAGTATCTGCGGTACTGCTGGGTGCCGTACTGGTTGTCCCAGGAGACGATGTAGCTGGCGATCATCAGAGCCTCCCAGCCTGGACGCGGCGAAACAGGTCGCGGTTGCGGGCGTGGCAGATCAGCGCGAAGCGGATCGACTGACGCACGAGCGCCGGGGTGAAAGCGTCCGCGTCCTTCGAGCGTTGGACTGCCGCGGTGATCTCGGCAGCGATCGCTTCGTCGGACACGCCGACATGGATGCGGCCCATGTGGTGGCGGATGGCGTTGCGCGGGACGCGAGCGTCCCACCGCATGCCGAATTCGTGACGTTGTTGTGCCATGTGCTGACTCCTTACGCGGGGGTTATGGTGGCGGGGCGTTCCGCGCCGGTCCCGGTTAAATGTGGGCGAAACGCCTAGCCGTCAAGCCTCGAATGGAAATAAAAATGTGCGAAACGCCACAGTTGTTGCGCCGCCACTATAAGGGCGGATCACCACTACAAGGGGTGGGGTCGCCACTACAGGCCTCGCCACTACAGGGGGTGAGGTCACCACTACAGGGGGGGGTTGAGACGTCACCACTATAAGGGGGTGTCACCACTATAGGGGGGTGGCGGGCCGTGCCGGCGGACGTCCCCAGCGATTCCGCGGTTTTCGGCCCGTTTTTGGCCGTTTCGGCCCGTTTTCTGGCCCGTTTTGCCCGTTTTGCCCGTTTTCTGCCCGTTTCCGCCCGTTTCGGGGCAATTTCGGCCCGTTTCGGCCCGTTTTCTGCCGTTTTGCGTATTGTCGACGCGCGGCATTGGACAAAATGTCGCATGCTCCGAAAACGCACCAAAAAGCACGGGCCACGGGTCGGAGCACGGGCACGGGCACCACGACGGGCCAGCACGGGCCAACGGGCCAGCTCGGGCCACGGGTCGGAGCACGGGCACGGGCACCACGGGCCAGCACGGGCCAACGGGCCAGCTCGGGCACGGGGCACCACGGGCACGGGGCACCACGGGCCAGCACGGGCCAACGGGCCAGCTCGGGCACCACGACCCGCACTGCAGCACGGGCCACAGCCACGGGCCACGGGTCGGAGCACCACGACCCGCACCACGGGCACCACGGGCCAGCACGGGCACGGGTCGCGATCGGAGCACGGGCCAGCACGGGCCACGGGTCGGAGCACTGGCCACGG